AGGACCACGGCGATGACGAAGCTCGCGAACGCTACCTTGGCGCGCATGTTAGCTCCCCTGCTGGCTCATGTAGACGTAGACGATGAGACCGACGATGCCGCCGACCACGATTGCGCCGCGTACGAATGGCTTCTTGAGGATGCCGGCGATGATGAGCGTGAGAACACCGATCACGATCACGGCCGGATGGTCGACTACCCACTGAGCGACCGATTCGAGCGACAAGCCATCGACGTTGTCAACCGATGGCGGCTCAACGTCTACGGCTGGAAGCTTGCGCATGTTGCCTCTCCGAGTTGTGTAGGGAGTTTGGGGTCTACTCCACGAGCGACTTGACGAAGTCCCAGAGTCCAACGGCTACGTCGGCCACGGTCCGTCCCAGACCCTGGAACACGTCTCCGGCCGCGTCCGGGCGGTAGGCGATGAAGAACAACAGGAAGGCGATGCCGCCCCACGTCAGGATCTTCTTGATCACTTCTCTGGCTCCTTCCAGAGCTCATCGAGTACGCTGAGGACGGCGCTGCCGATGTCCTTGAGTAGCCGGAAGGCCCCGTCAGCGTGGCCAGTCGATTCCAACCACAGGAAGATCATCGTACCGACCGCGAGCCCCAGCACGGCTAGGATGATCGTGCCGCAACCGGAGCCTGGTCCCTTCTGGGTGTTGCCGATGCTATCCCACACGGCTACAGCCTCCCGGTAAGCCAAGCCTGCGCAACACCGAGCAGACCCCAGTACCAACTGACGGCGCAGAAGCCGAGCGCGAGCATGAAGAGCCAGAACTGTGCCGCCTTGCTCATTGGTCGAGCCAACGGCTGATCTGGCCGGTCCACTCGCCGAGGTCGATCACACCGGCGAAGGCGAGGAACACCACCAACACGGCGACCACGATGACGATCATCACGACGCCGAGGCAACCGGCCGTCAGGTTCGGTCCACTACGGTCACCACTCACGGAACCAGTCTCCTATCCAATCGGGGAACAGCTCCCTGGTCTCGGGAGCGAGGTAGAGGATGACCACGAGTACGACGAACGCTATGGCGAACGCCCGGACGAAGGTCCAGATTCTGTCGTCGCGGTTCCCGTCACCCATCGCGGCTCCGATCTTGATTGAGGTTTTCGCTGCCACGCGTAACCTATCGGAGCGCTCCCCGTTGGCGCTAGTCGCCTACTAGCTCCAAAAGTCCTAATCGGACACCGACCTCGGTCAAGACGCAAAGCGACTCGCTCGCATTCATCTCGGTGCCGCCGGTCACCCACCAACTGTCCTCAGTAGAGCATGTTGGGCCGAACTCGTGTTGCTCCCACAGAATCACGCCGTAGTTAGCCAAGAAACGTCCCATGTGCGCCTCGCACGGTTGGAACATGGCGCCATCCTTCGTTCGGACGTGCCACGCCGAGGCCGCCATACAGTCCTGCGCTGGATCGCAGTCCGGCGTGTCATTGTAGTGGCACGAGCCGTCCATGCCGCGCTCCAGATGGCCGACCGGAAGGCCGAGCGCGCGCTCCACGTCCTCAACGGTTTGTGGGACGAACTCCGGTGTTGGCTCGGTCACACCAGGAGCAGAGTCTATAGGGGACATACAAGAATTCCTTCCAAGCTCGGATAGCCACAGCCGAGCGCGGCATGTAGCGGATGTCCTTAGGCCAATTGCATACGCCACAGGACGTGTTGAAGGGTCTAATGCGACCGTACATCATTCCTCTTAGGAGGGTCAGAACCCCTCTTCACGAATGGTTGATACTTCGACATACGATGCGGAGCCGCGTCCGCACCGTGCCAGCAGCATCGGCTCGCTACATGCCATATGCCGTTGCGAACCACGCAGTAGCAGTCCACGGGCTGAACCCAGTCCGGATCAAGCACGTACATCATCGCTTGGTCCTTTCAGGAGGGTTGATGAACTCCTTACAAGGGCAGAAGATGCAACCCTTATCTCTATGCGCACCTCGGCGGTGGCCGCATCGCTTGGGATCTTTGACGCGGTGCTTCTCCTCCCAAGCCCGCGACATAACCCGATCGCATTTGTCTCCGGCCTTAGGGGAGACCATGCGGCCTCGGCTCCACGTACTCCCCGGACGCGCGGCGCTCCTCATAGGTGGCCGGCCTCCAGATCCGCATCTGCCACGCGTAGTCGATCGCACCCCAGTAGAAACGAGCATTACAGGGAGCGCCATCGCCGTACACGTAGTTACAAGCAAACCAGTTGCCATCAGGAATCACACCATGCCTGTGGTGCTCCACAACGTATTCCTTGTGGATCTCCCGGAACCAGCTCTCATCCGGTCCCATCTCCAGGCGCGGCAATCGCGCACCGTCCTGATCGGACAGTCCTTTATCGATTCGTTGCACCATCAGAAGCCCTTGACCCTCTCAGCATCGTCATCATCCGCGTACCAATCGGCGGGAGTCGGCGGCGGCGGAGCTAACGGAAAGACCGTCGTTTTGACGCTGTCGCGCTTCAATCCCGAGTAGTGGACCGTCACATCGAATCCACCGGTGTCGTTGATCTTCGTCTCGACTCCCGTGATGATCACAGGCTCGCTCGGCGGCGTGTCGTACGTGAAGGCCCACTCGCTCTTGAACGCGATCCGGTGCTCAGCCGCCTCGGGCACTGCCGGCTCCTGGTTTCCGTCGCTCATCTCTCAGCCCTTCTTGGCGAAGATGAGGCAGGCCACGACCACGAGGCCGATCAGTAGGCCTGCCCAGAAGTGGTCCCACCTCACCCAACTAAAGTCCATAGCTCCTAGCGTCCCGCGCCGAGCGCGATTGCCGCTAGTGTGAGGCCGGGACCTTCCGACCCATGATCTCCATAGCCGCGTCGATGATCCGGACGTCCACGTTGGACACGCCCTTCTCCTGCGCGCGCTTGACGATGCGCTCCACATCCTCGATGTAGAGGTCGCGCGCGTGCGCCAACAGAGCCGTCTCCGAGGTCGCGGCCTCGGGTAGCTTGGGAGCGCTACCGCGTAGGCGGTCTAGCTCCAACTCGGTCGCACGACGTACCTCATCGGGCATCTGCGGGAACGGTGTACCTGGCATTACCTCATCCTCCAAGCTGCTAGTCCGAATAGGACGGCCGCAATCACGGCCACGCTCAGGACCTCGTGGAACGGAGGCCATTCAGCCGGCCACATCAGCGTCGCTCCATACCTGGATGCCATACCGGCTGGTGCGGCGGTACGTCCCGCGCCTGCCACTCGTTGGGCATGACGGTCGCGTACTCGTTGTCATAGTCGCACGCGCTACAGATCAACACGCCGCCTGGGAATAGGCCGCGCCTCCGGCCGCAACACCGGACGGTGAAGAGCTTCATGGGACCTCCGTTGGAGATAGCGCTCGGCAGATGAGCGTGTCCGGGTTGCCGTCCGTGGGCATAAGCGAGCGCGCCTCCTTCAGTTCTACTTTAGACGACCCATTGGCCGTAGAGGTCACCTCTACGAGCCAACGAAGATCATCGAGCGTGATCGGTCCCTCCAGTCTGACTTCGTTGGTCGATATCCGCTTGGCCATCAGTTCGTGCCTCGCGCGGTGGCTGGATCGGTGGGCGCGGTCGGCTCCGGCACCGGCCGATACGTCAAGTCCACATCGGCCAAATCCTTGGTCCCGTCCGCCGGATTCGAATGGTAGATTTCCCACAGCTCCTCCTCCGCCGTGAGTTGGCGATCGGCCCGAGCCACCGGGTCGATCAACCCGTCGCCTCCACCGAATTCAGTATGTCCCTTTGGAGCCTTCTCATACGGCATATCGAACTCCTACCTCAATACTAGGAGAAAACCTCAATTCATCCGTTGCAAAGTGCCTCGGCGAGGCAGACGGGTTAGCGAAAGTTTAGGACCACTCGCGTAGGCGCGCGCGAGGCTCGCTGTAGGCGTACGACGCGCAATCGCGTCTACCAGTACAAATACATATTGCAATAAGAAACACACCCTCCTATAGGGTCTAACTCTCTCTCTAACCCGTCTACCCGTCTGCCTCCTCTAGTCTTTATGCATCTTGACCAGCAAAAACTCAGGCAGACGGGTTATCATTTTTACCCGGCTGCTACCCGTCTTCTACCCGGCTGCCTCATTTTTCCCCAAGAGGCCGGCAGACGGGTAGGCGGACGGGTAGGAAGACGGGTTAGAGCGCCCCGAAAAGCCTTGCGAATTCCTCAGAAAGTCGGATACCCGCTCGGACCTTGACCACATGCCTTCCATCATCATCAATAACGGTCTTGCTCTTCTTGTCAAAGCCTCGGCCTGACATATAGCTACCAAACTTAGTGTTCGACTCGGGCTTGATCCCGTTCGTCGTACACCATTGCTTATAGGCGGTGTAGAGCGCTTCCGGCGCGACCGAGGCACCCGGCTCAGCAATAGCAATCTCGCCTAGCGCTCGGTCGAAGTCGGACAATTCCCCCAAGAACTTCTCGCGCGCTTCGAGCGCGCCTGCCGGCATATCGAGGTCCCGAGACGCGGCGTACATGGTCCATCCTTCGAGCGCCCACGCGAGCACGGCCGGTGCGACCTCCGGCGAGGTGAGCCGGTCGAGCATCGTGTCGTCCTCATCAGACTGTAGGATGACTTGGTCCCACGGCACGATCACGAGCCGCCTACGAACAGCCTCATCCGCGCCTTCGATCGTGGGAGAGTTGTTACATAGCAACCAAGGCGTGAAGGCCGGGATGACCTCCCAGAAGGTGTCCGATCGCATCCCGCGCGCGACTACCGGCGCGCCACCTGTGAGCCGCTTGACTTGGTCCGCATGGAGGTGCCAAGCTTGCGAGGTCTCCTCTGCGACTATCATGCGCTTTCTGAGCGCTCGCACCAGATCCGGGCGCGGGCGGTCATCTTGGTTGTCCCGGAACACGGTCATGGTCACGGCCGCTGCGTAGTCCCCCAGCGCCGAGCGTAGCGCCTCGGCGAACGTGGTCTTGCCCGTAGATGACGGGCCAAAGCATACAACAAACAGACGACGTGGGTTGGCGCCATACAGCGAGTAACCCACCAGCTTCTGGAGCCAGGCCCGAATCTCTGGATCCGGTTGGAACCGATCCAGGAATGCGTCCCAGTCCGGATGGGTGGTACCCTCCACCGAGGCGACATCGCGCACTCCTAGCTTCATGGTCATCTTGTGTTCGGGGAGAGCCGGCGTGATCGTGAAACCCGGGTTTCTAGACAACACAGCCCGGTCTAGCCGCGCTGGGTCCGCGTCGAAATCTGAGCCGAGCACAGAGATCCCGCGCAAGCAGGAGGCGACCGAGATCATAGCCTCCAACGAGCCCTTGGATTCCGACTTGCGGGCCCACTTCTTCAACTCGACCATCTGGGCCGGATCTTCATCGGCCAAGAACTCAGCCTCATCGCCGATTGCCCGCGCCACTTGGATGGCCCGGCGCTTTACCTCGCCGTTCCGGTCGATAATCCAACGTCCTTCAGCGTCCGACCAGAAGAGCCAGCCCCAACCTTCGACGTACCGCATATCGTGTCGGTTGGCGATCGCGAGCCGTTCGGCGTTGCCCGTATCGCTCCGGGCGTAGCTAAGATGTGCACTACCGCCGCTATCTCCGCCCGCCGGCTCATGCTCATCGCCATTCGAAGTGTTGCCGCCGCCCATACCTCCATCGAGTAGAGCACAGATGTCCCCATCCTCGGCCAAGCCTTCGGCCGCAACCTTTTGTACGCCTCGGATCACGATCCGAGCCCACTCCTCGGCGGCCTGCCGTTCGTCTGCGCGTCGAGCCGTAGCGGGGATGAACGTCTTTCGTAGTTCGGCAAGCGCCTTCTCCACGCCCGCGTGCCCGGCGTGTGCGTCCCCGATGATCGCCCATGCCCCGTCGCGTCCGGCGTCGTGCGTCCCGCCGTCATCCGAGGCTTGCCGCGCCTTACGTTGGTAGGTCGTGAGAGTCCGCCGCATGGTCGCGCACATCTCCGGCCCGTTCCGGTTGGAGAGCCACATGCGTACATCGGCCTCATCGAGGTCCGCCACCGGCCGATCGGTCCAGCGCTTCCCGGACGTCAGACCTTCGATCCATAGCGCGGGTAGGTCCGGCACCTCATCCGGTGTTGGAAAGTCGTTACCCGGTCCCTTGATCCCATCGACCCACCAACGGTACCGGGCACCGTTTGCGTCTGGATTTGTTGAGGGGTCCACCATAGCGTAACGATGGTCCCAACGGACTAGCTCTACACCGCCGCCTTGCGGCAACTTACCGGGCCACGCCAACCCTTCTGGAATCCTGAAGAGCCGGATGCCAGAGCCATCCTCCCGCGCGGTTGGGTAGTAGGTCGCAGGTAGCTCGCCCCATGCTTTGATGGCAGCCGCGAAGGTCTCCCGGCCTTGCTTGCCCTCGTACATATCCACATCGATGCCCAAGACTGTCTTGGGTAGCCGGAGGCCGATGTTTCCGCCCGCCGCGAGCCACACCATGTTACCGGCTGAGACGCGCGCCTTGGGGCGGAGCCACTTCTTGAGAGTGACTTCGTCAACGTATGCCCCGTGTACGCCAGTGTACCCATCGACTGGTGGCCACTTACAATTCGCCGGAAACGGGACCGGCGACCAACCTGCGTCGAAGTACGCTTGCGCGGCGAGGCCATATGGCCCAGTCACGCGACCGCCGCGTAACCGGCAACCAGCAGCTCGCGGGCAACAACCGATCGACGTACCTTCCGGCGCTTCGCCTCAGCGCGAATGTACGCCGCAATCTCGTCAGGCGCGTGGGTCTGAACCTTGGGGCCGATGGGAGGCCGCCCAGGGCCGCTGCCTTGCCTCTCAACAACTTCCACATCGACTCCCAGGTTATTCGATCGTGATTCGGGGTACCCGAGTCTATACCCGACGGATCTAGAAGTGCCTGGTGTCGTCTGCCCAACCAAAGCAAGCTCGGCACTGCCGCCCATCCGCGCCGGGCAGGTAGTAGTGCGGGAACCAGTTGAGGAAGAACTCGCGCGAGATCATGCGCATACGTCTGCGATTACGCTGCCGCTCCATCCGGAGCCGGCTCTGCTTCGTGGTCTGCCGGTGCTTCGCTTGCTGCGCTCGCTTCGCCTCCGTCTGCGCTAGCATCCGCATCCGTGCTCTCAGCTCTGGGAAGTCCGTGGTCAACATAGGTCTCCTTGATACGCCTGAGCCAGGTTATGTTATGCCGCACCGCATCTCGGGCATGCTCCCGCCCCTTGAGGGGGTTCCAGAAGCCCCAAGCCTTCAAACGCTCATCGGTGACGGTCCGCATCGCGAGTGAAGCCGACTGCGGCGTTTGGATCTGTAGCGTCCGGCCAGCGATGTACATGCGGTCCTCGAAGCGCGAGAAGACTCGCACCGGCGCCAGGAGGTCGCGCGACATGAGAAACTTCTGCAGAATGAAGTCCTCCCACCCCACCTTTGTGTTGTCGCCCCAGGCGAGCACGAGCGCCATCATCTGGTCTACCACTTGCGCCTCGGTGCCGGTGAACTCTCCCGCGCTCCACGACGCCACGTTGGCGAGGATGCGGAGATCCTTCTGATACATGGCCTCCGGCCAGATCCCAAACACGGACCAACCGCAAGTCGAACCGGGGTCATACCAGATGGAGGTGAAGAACGGGTCGTCTGTCGGCTCGCCCATGTCTGCCGGCGTGACCGGCGCGGCTCGCCGTGTCGCGATCCGCACGGGTGCTACCCAGCTCTCCAACTCATCCACGCGGCGCCCACAATTTAATCGGATGACCCGCTTGCATGTCTACCGGCGGCACATAGTTCGGGAACAGTTCCCGGAGCCGTCGCATATACTGTCGCTCGGCGTGACCTGGCGACCAACCCTGGATCTGAACTCCCAAGGGCTCCAAGTGATCCACCGAGGTCCACGACGCGGGCGGAGCCGACATAAGCGCCTCGCGCTCATCGAGGATGATCCGTGCGTCCGCTTGGCGTACCAAGGGCGGCATGTCGTGGACGATGACGCCGAACCGATCGCATATCACCTTCATGAGACGGTCTTCAGCCAGACGGTACTCCGGCATGAAGTCCTTGAGCGGCCGGATCATGTCGCCCATGTACGCCTCGGTGGCGTCGTGGAGTAGCGCCCAAGGCGCGTACTCCTCCGGCACCGCCCGGCTCATCAGGACACAGTGCTCGGCTACCGAGTAGAACCGACGCACATGCCCGCCGTACCGGCACAGGAGACCGAGCGCGTGCGCGATGTCCAAAGGGTCCACATCTCTAACGTCCGCGTCCATTGGGTAGAACGCTTTGCCCGTGTAGGTCTGCATCCAGCTGTGCATTAGTCCTCGATCCAAGCGTCTTTCAACTCGGCGATTTCATCCCAGGCGATGTCGCAAGTACAGCCGATTGTGTTGCCCTTACACATTTCCGCGCCGCAACTCCCGTCGCACGTGCACGGCTCTTCGGGTCCGTGCGGGCAAGCCTCGGCCATGCGTCGTTTGTACTCTTCGCGCTTCATTCACGCCTCGCGTTCGGTAGGCCCTTCTCGATGTACACGTCTGCGGCCTCGGAGCGGATCATGAGCGAGCCGAGGTTCAGACCTTGCTCGCCGAACGGCAACAGGGTCTCTTCGATGGCCTTCATGAGAGCCGCCTGGAGCGCGTGCCGGCGCTCGCGGTCGGCCGGGACCGTACCCGTCACTAACATCGCGAAGCCGTACACCTCGTGCCCCACTCTCGCAGCGATCTCTTCGATGGACTCGGCGGCAAACCGGCTCATACCACACGACCGTGCTTGTAGGGCCGCGTCTCGTTGTAGGCCATCTTCTCTGTGATGGCCGCGTCGATGTCGATCCCGTACGCGGCACACGCGTCGAGCACACGGATGATGATGTCGGCGAACTCGCTGGGCACACCTTCCGGCTTGAGCGGGACCTTGTGAGCTCGCAACAGGTTCTCAAACTCGACCTGCGTCAACTCCTGGTCGCCACCGAACGGGGTCTTGACGAGCCACTTGCCGCCGCTCATCATTGTGTACTGGAACGGAACCTGGCCCGGCTTGACGCTCCACTTGTAGTGCGTCTCGGTCGGTAGCCGCCCGTCGCGGTACTCCTCCAGCGCCTCGGAGACCTCGGAGTGGATCAGGGCCAGGATCTCCCCAAAGTTGCGCGCATTGGGCGGAGCCACAGTTTCGCCCGGGGTAGCCGGCCCACGAGTATAGTCGCTCAGATCTCCCCACCAGCCGTGGTCACAGGCGTTGCGATGGATCACGCGAGCGAGGTCGTTCAGGTAGACCATAACAAGAGTCCTTTCAGGACGGACAGCAACGACGCTCCGATTAGGAGCAACAACACAGCCGCGCCGGAAGCGACCCAGTACCGCCAACCATGGTTGTACGGCGACTCGACCTCTTCCGGCGCATTCAGGGGTTCGAACTCCATCACTCGGTCCAACTCAGCTCAAGTAGCCGGCCTTGCTCGTCGGTTACCGCGTACACGCGTGTCCCGAACTTCACGGCCGACAATACGGCTCGGATCTCCGAGGAAGTCATGCCGAGCCGGTCACGCGCTCGGTACGTCTCCCGCTTTCGCCACTCTGCCCTCATGTCCGACATCGCCACGCTCCGTTGCGCTCATGAGCCGGTCCAGGTAGGCCAACGTTTCGGCCTTGTCCATCATGATCCTAGTAGGACGCTTGCCGACCTCGATGATCTCGACTTCGTACCTACCCCGCAAGTTAGTCTGGAGTAGACGGAAGCTCCACGGGACCATCATCCCTCCTCTTTAGACCGTTGAGCGGCCTTAATGAGCTCGGCGTCCAGCTCGATGCCGTACCGCTGGAAGAACTGCACGGCCGGCTGTAGCATCTGGCTCCACACGATCCGCATCAACTGCGGGACGTACGTGTGGCAGAGCGTCAGAATCTGGATAGCCGCGTCCACCGTGCCGATCTTGTCGCGTGGCTGTCTCGGGAAATGGGACGTCAGCCAGTCTTCGAGCCGTTGGACCTCCGCAGAGAAGAGATCGCGGGAGGACTCCGCGAGCGCCTTCGCGGTCATCGCTTCATCGTACTTCCGAGCGAGCGCGCTCGACTCCTCCAGCGTGAGCCGCTCATCACGCTCGGCCTCGGCCTGGTCCAACATCTCCGCGTACTGCGACTCGCGCTGGTCGATCATCTTCGCGATGTAGCTCTCGATGGCGCGCTTCTGCTCGGGAGGCATCATGTACCGCTCCCAAGGCGCCGGCAGATCCGTCACCTAGTCCAACCAATCCATGCGTAGGAAGTCCGCGTTGGCTCGGACAAACGCCTCATCGGAGGAGATCCGACGTCGCACCGCGTCTCGGTCGAGCACGTGGCGGACGTCCACGAGGTCCTGAGTAGACATCTTCGACATCACGACGTCCAAGATGCCCTGACGGGTACCTCGGTCCGCCCACACGGCTGTCATGTGCCCTCCTTACATCCCGGCCGGCGACAGGCGATGACACCGATTCGCTCGGTCATGTAGGCGACCGACCAAGTACCCGTGTCATAGCCGCAAGCGGTCTGCCGCCAAGCTTGGCCGACTTTGTGTTGTACCGTAACATGCTTCGACTGCGTACGCGCTATCACGTACGGCTTTGCTCTGGTATCCAACTCACTCCTCCCGAGGCTCGATCAGCTCCACCGCATACGACGCCACGCTATCCAGCGGGATCATGGTACGCGGCACACCATAGCCGACGATAATTTGCCGAGCCGCCGAGTCAATCTTCCAGCCTTGGCCGAACGGTATGGGGTAGTACATAATCTGGTGGTTGAAATACGTCACCACGATCTGGATCCGCCGCCGCCGGTAGTGCCGGCACAGCGGAAGGTCAGATGCTTCGCCCTTGTAGTCGAGCGCTAGCCGATTCGGTTGCGGGGACTGGGTAGGAACACCCGGTTGTCCTGCTTCGCCCACGGGAAGTCACACTGCCTTTCGACGTTCTCCCAGCCCTGGAATGTACATTGCCGGCCGATACCGCCGCGACCTCCGCAAGTCGGGCAACCCTCCAGGCGGTAAGGCGGCTCTTCGTTGATCTCCGCCGCGTGCTTTTGGATGGCGAGATCGTTGGCAGAGGCAGCCACGCCGTCCGTGTGGATCCAGCCGGAGCCCTTACACGTTGGGCAGTCCTTGCCGGTCTTCTCGCAGCTGATCTTGACGTGCGGCTCCAGGAAGGGGTGTGCCTCGACCAGAACGCGCCGCATCTCCCGCGCGCACTGCACCATCTCCCACTGGAACATCGAGCAGCCTCGGTACGCGAAGACGTTGATGAACTCGCGCAGCGGGTACTCGCAGAGGATGTAGTTGGTCGTGCCTTCCGGCAGGATGTACCGAGCGTCCTGATAGGACACCCCCGCGTCGCACGCCGCCTTGTACGCCTCCCAGCAGGCCAGCAGCGCTCGGTTCCAAAGCTCTGGAACTGACCACTCCGAGCGCGGACGATTAGTGCGATCCTCCCAGGCTTGCAGCTTCAGGATCGACATCGGCCAACGCTGGTTAGGGCGGTCGCCGTACCACGTCGCGCGCTGCGACTGCTGGTGGAAGGCGGCTCGCCGCGACCGCACGAGCTGGTGCGTCAGAACACGACTCGCGCCGATCACTTCGAAGACGACCACCTGTGACTCCAGCGCGGTCTGGAGGCCGCCACGGAACATCTCCATGGGGTCGGTCTCCTCCGGCGGCTCATCCGGGTGCACGCCGTTCGTGGCGCGGATGGTACGCCGCAACGTGTTCCGCAGCTGCGCCTCATCGATGCCCTGGATCAGTCGGACCTCCAGATTGTCCACGCCGTAGTCAACCCGGCCTTCATCGTACGGCGAGACCGCCTTGCCGTCGTTGAAGTCGTGATCATTGAACGCGCGATCGGCGAGCAGGAGTTGGTTATCCACGTTGGCCCGGCTGAAGATCGGACCGGGCTGGTAGTAGTCTCCGCCGTACTCGGGGTTGTCCAGGATCTCCTTGGGAACCGCATACGGCCGGCTAGCCCGGTGCTCGTGAATCCAGTTGCCGGTCATGACGCCTCCTTGATGCCGAGCTTGAACAGCTCAGCGATAGCTCCGGCGACCATGGCGAAGAACGTCACCCAGAACCAGGTCCAGTAGCCAGGAGCCGTCAAACCCATCTCCGGAAACAAAATCCGGCCGATGATGTACTCCAGAGCCGCGAAGACAAACCACACGACTCCGAGCAATAGTCCGATTAGGATCATCCCTTGTGCGCCTCCATCCAGGGGCAGACCTCGGCGCGGAGCAGCGCCGGGCAGTGGGTCTTGAGGTGTTCCAAAAGCCGGTCGATAGACTCGCGTTGAGTCCTAATTCGACTGTCCAGGCCGGTCTCGAAGCGTGCGCCGACGATGTTGCCCTGAAGGATGATCTCAGCCGGAGACGTTTGGTTCAGCTCGAAGACAGCCGGCCTCGTGACTTGGAGCGCCCAAGCGACGGTTGCCTTGTCTTTCGTCCCAAGCACGGTCATGATCTCCGGCGGAGTCGGTACGTAGAGCGCGGTCCTATCCAAAGCCATAGCGTGAACCTATCCGATCGAAAACGGTTGCCGCTAGTACTGCCCGATGCGGAACAGCATGGTGTCGCTGAGAGTAACCGGCACCTTGTGAATCTCCACAAGCGCGTGCAGAACGAAGTTCATTTGGTCCAAGTTGCTCGCGGTCGCGCAGTGGGTAACGAGGCCAGCATAGTCCTCGATGAAGATGCTGTTACCTACCACGATGAACTGCTTGATGGGAGTCATGAGTCAACCTCCGGATCGATGATGTGTAGTTCTTTGACGTAGAGCGAGGCGCCGAAACTGTTCTGTGACTTCACGGCGCGGACCCAGATCACATCCTGGCCGAGCCGGATGCGTTCCAGGCCTTGCTTGAACATTGGGTAGTCGTACCGCTTCACGCGCACATAGACGTCCTCATCTCCATCGTCGCCACAGTGGAGTACGCAAGACGTAGGGAGGTCTGGCCTCCACATCTCCGCCTTGATCTCCTCCACGTCCTTGCCGCTCCGCGAGCGCTCATCCTCGATGTAGTCCTTGTACTCCTTGACTCGCGGGATGCCGATCCAGATGATCTCTACGTCCGGCGGTACGTCTAGGATGTCATCGCTTCGGCACGTCGGACGGCCGAGCGGGAGCGCGCCTGTGCGGATGTCCGCCCGTACCGCGTCTAGCATCCGCTCGACTCGCTTGAGGCCGAACGGGTCATCACCGTCCAGCTGGTCCTCGAAGCCCTCAAGTATCTTCGCGCCGATCCCGTTGACCTTCAACAGATCCCACGAGCCTGTGTACTCGTGTGTCTCAAGCCAGCGAAGTATCTTCCCGCTCAGGGACGGACCGATGCCCTTTAGCTGCGTCCATCCAGCCGCGACCTCGTGATCCGAGACCATCGTCCAGTCCTCAGAGGACCTTCCAGGCTTCACGCCATATACGGTGATCCCATGCTGCTCCGCGTCCTTGATGAGACGCGGCCACATAGTCTCCTTGGTACGCCTCAGTTGCGCGGTGTAGAAGGCAGCCGGGTGATGTACCTTGAACCACATCGCCCATACCCCTAGCATGGAGTAGGATATGCAGTGCGCGACGTTGAACGCGTAGGTAGCCGAGGTCACAAGCCGGCCCCATATGCCCTTAGCCGTCTCCGCGTCGATGCCGTGGAGTCGCTTGGCTCCGGCCGCGAAGCTCTCCGCACTCTCGTTGAACTTCGCCTCGCCGAGCTTCTTGCTGATGATCTTGCGGATCTCGTGGACCTCCGCGACCGGCAAGCCGCCGACAAGCTCCAGAATCTTCAGAATCTGCTCCTGGTAGATGATCTGATAGTTGGTGTCCTTCGTGAGGTCATCGATCATAGGGTGCCAGTGCCGCGCCTTCTTGCGGCCCCATTTCACGTCCACGTAGTCCGCTGTGGTACCGGAGAACAGAGGTCCAGGGCGGCTCAGCGCGTTGATAGCGGCCAGCTCCATAAACGTGTCCGGCTTGACATCTCGGTTCACGAGCCGGGTAGCTCGACCTTCGAACTGGAAGATGCCCACGACATCATTGCGGCGGAACGCATCCATGACCTCCGGCTCTTCCATGGAGATCCGGTACAGGTCTTCAAGCGTGAGGCCGGTCAACGTGAGCGCCTGGTCGATCATCTCCATCGTAGAGAGTCCCAGGAAGTCAACCTTCAACAGGTTCAGATACTCGGCGTCATACTTGTCCACCGCGACCACACGAACCTCGTGGCCCTTGACCTCTCTGGTATATGCCGCAACAACTTCATCCAGCGCACGATCGGTCGTCACCACGAGTCCGGCCGCGTGCACGTTCATCGTCTTGTAATTGCCTTCGAGCCGAGCCGCCTTCCAGAGGTCCGGATGCCGGTCGAACACGGCTTGTACGGCCGGGAACATACCGACCGTATCGGCAAGCGTGAAGTCGGCGCGCGAGTCTCCGCCGCTCCGCTCGATCAACATACCCTTCACGGTCTCCGCGTCTACCTTGGGAATCCGGTACACGCGGGCGATATCATCGATGGAGTTACGACCCTTGTAGCCGACATAGTTGGCGAGGTTCCCAACCCGGTCCTCGCCGTACCGGCGCACTAGGTGTTCGCGGACCTCGTGCCGTCGCGAGCTAGCAAAGTCGAGGTCGATGTCAGGGATGTCAGTCCTAGTAGGATCGATGAAGCGCTCGAAGTACATGAGCGGGTACTCCATCGGGTCAATCTCGGTGATCCTAAGTAGATAGCAAACCAAGGAAGCCGCAGCAGAGCCACGGGCCGGTCCCACAGGGATACCCGCATCCTTCGCAAATCTGACCGCATCGGCAGTGATGAGGAAGTAGTCGATGAAGTCCTTCGCTTTGATGTCCCCCATCTCCCGTAGGAGACGGTTGTGGTAGGCCACTTTCTCCGCAACCATCTTCCGATTGCCTTGCGCGACGCGGTACGCCCACCCCTCCCTCATCCACTTCCATATCAACTCCTCAGAGGACAGTCCTAACGCGACTTGGTCAACCGGGAACCGGAGATCACCGGCGCGCGGTAGCTCCACCGTGCAGCGCTCGGCTATCTCCATAGTGGAGCGACAAGCCTCCATGGCTGCCCGTCTACTTAGGCCAGTCCCTAGTAGACGGTCGAACACGAACTGGTCGGTAATCGGGTGCGTCAACCGGATGTCGTACTCCCACGACTCAACCTGCTGCTTTACCGAGTTGCTACCGCGCGAGGCGGCGTGGAGAATGACCTGCATCTCGTTATCGTCAGCCTGCGGGTAGTGAACATCCTGAGTACCGACCAACGGGATGCCAAGCTCGCCTCCCAGACGTTGGTACGCCTGGTTGATTTGCCCGGAGCGCGGGAGCTCAGGGAAGGCTTGGCACTCAAGGTAGAAGCGATCACCCAGTAAACCCTTGAACCGCTGGGCAACCGCCTTCGCGCGAGCATAGGACGCGTCAGCCGCGTCGATGGTCTTTCCACCCAGGAGACTAGAGGCCAGCAAGGAGTCTGAGCATCCTGATAGGATGATGAGACCCTCATGGTGATCCGCGAGCATGGACCCGTTGACCGTAGGCCAGTAATAGAAATTCTCAGCATATGAGCGCGTCACAATCCGGTTGAGGTTCGCGTACCCGGTCTGGTTCATGGCCAAGAGCGTGAGGTGGAACTTGCGTTGCGAGCCCGGCTCCGGATGCGTGTACGCCTCCATGCCGAATATGGGCTTAATGCCGGCCTTCTTGGCAGCCTTCTCAAGCTGTACGTGTGACGAGACGTTGCCGTGCTCGGTCAGCGCTCCCGCGCTCATCCCTAGCTCGGCAGTGCGTAGCACGTGTGCCTCCGGCGTACCGAACCCATCGCCATAGCTGAAGGTCGAGTGGTGGTGCAGGCTAACGAACTTCACGACGTAACCACCACCTACCGCACACGACGCAAAGCCAAGCCGGAATGTACGCAACGGTCGGACGTGGCGCCTCGGACACGTCCGTTACGACCATACGCCGACCGCAAGTGTGCGTCACCGGAGCCGGAGCCGTTCGATCGTATCGCCGTCAGCGCCCGGACCCTCCCAATTCCAAATCTCGCCTTCCATCTCTCCATGGACGGTCAGCACGTAGTGCCCGCGCACGAACACCTTGACCGGCTCCGAGTCCGGACCGTTAACGAATGTCAACTCAATCGAGTAGTACATCCAACGGCGAACCTCGGCACTACGCAAGTCGCCATGGAGCGGACCGCCCCAGCACTGCGCGCTGAACTCCTGACTCGGAGTCTTCCAATCAACCGGCATGTCGGCTCCTATGTTGCGTTTGTGCTGCATTCGGCGGTGTACTTCCCGGTGACGACGTCATGACACAACACTCGGTTCTGACCTGGTTTCGGATCATCTCGCGCCACGACTATGTCGATCGTAACTCGGTTGTTATTGTTAGCGGCCTGCAGGGTTATGGCCGCGTTCTTCCGGACCTCGATGGTACGCGTCCAGTACTTCTTGGTGATATATCCACCGTGCGTCGGATTCCACTTCCCGTCCAACTTGAAGCGGATCGTTATGTTATTCGGTACCCGGTTGCCGTCATCTCCGTCGATCACCATCGACATCTTGACCCGAATGTGGTCTTCATCCGGCGTCGTGGTGACCTCGGGTACCTGGCCGCGCGTCCAAGAGATCCAATCGTGCGAGCCGGACACCCACTCGTATCCGAGGCCGAGCAACGCAAGCACGGCCACGAGCGCGAAGACTTCCTTGATGGTCTTCACCGCGCGAAGGCCGGGTGGTCGAGGGGGTTAGCGTCCGCCGGCTGCATGGCTCGCATGGCTGCCTCGGCTTGGATCGCGGCGGAGAAGCGGCTGACCTCACGCTGGTGGTAGCTCCATGCCCCGCGCAGGTCCGACAGCTCCAAGTCCTGTCCCAGATGTAGCTGGATGGCCGACTCGCTCGCATGGATCCGAGGCGTAGCCGCCATACGCTTCCGCAAGTCCGCTTCGCGCTGATCGGCCGCATACGCGTTAGCGCCTGCCTTAGCCATGTGGCGTAGCAACGAATTGTGCCAGCTGATCAGTTGCTCGTCGCTAGTACGCTTGTAGCTCATCACGCATCTCCTCAATCTCTTGCGCCATATTCTCCCACTGGCGCTCGATGCGGTCCTTGATCCTGTCGTCGCCCCGCATGCCGTAAGCCGGGTGGTATTGGCACGCGTAGTAGACGCCGTTGCGTAGCGCGTGGAGGCTACCTCGGTTCGTGATCGGCGTGAATCCCAACGCCTCCGCCGCAGCCGATCCCACGGCTACGATCAGTTTGGGACTCCCAACCAAAGCATACTCCTTACGTAGGAAATCCCTGGCGTGCACGATCTCTCCATCGGTCAACGCGCGGTTGCCGGGCGTGAGGTACTTGACGGTGTTGGTAAGCCACACGTTCGGCTCAATCGTACCGGAGGTCTCCGGATGCTTGTCGCTACCGGCGACAACGCGGGGGTAGGCGTACATATCGGCAAAGGCCATGAGCTCATGGAGGACTCTGCCGCTCGCACCGACGAACGGCTTGCCTACCCGGTCCTCTTCGGCACCCGGATTCTGGCCTACGATGAAGGCCCACGGCTGGTCCGATCCCATACCGGGCACAAGCCGCCGGCCATCGGTTCGAAGGTGTTCGTAGGCCCAATGCGCGTCGATTTCGTTCCAGAGGTCTATCAGACCGGCCTTGTCGATCACGGTCCTGATTCTTCCGGCTCGGCTGGGTTGGCGCTAGCATCGCCGTGGTCGAGGTCGTACAACATGAGAAGCGCGTGCGCCGCGACCTCGAAGAGCATCGTACGAATACCCTCCCGCCAGCCGGCCGCGCTGTGGCCGTCCCACAGGACCGTCTTGAGCTTCCGCGCCTTGCGGTAGAGACCAACAAACTCGCCTCGGATACCGAGGTCGCGCTCTTGTTGGTACTCCACAGCCCACTCATCGAAGCGCTGCATCAACTCAGGGATGATCTTCCTGAATAGATAGTCGCGCTCTTCCCGGCTGCTCACCGCAAGCCGCCTCTCCACACGTCGAGGTTCTTCGTGATCAGTTCCCTTATCTCCCAACAGGAGTGCACGCGGCCCATGACTGGGATGGTCGGCACGTAGTGGCGGTTGTAGGGCTGGTCCCGGATGTACGTAGTGAAGCGTTGCCGCGCGGCTAGCTCGCACTGCTCCGGAAGGTCATCGAACACGGCCGCTACCCGCGAGCCGGCTTGCCGGCGTAGCTCCTTGTACTTGTCTTCGCCGAACAGTACGGCATCATAGCGAATCTTGTTGCGCCGCAACCATTCCCTGGTGTCAGGGTCGATGTTGTCGAGCCGGAGGTATGGCCGTGTCGTACAGATCCAGACTTCGCACTTGGCCTTCCTGATGGCTTGGGTGAGGTCGCTCGCTCCGTCGTACGCGGGCATGAAGCGCTTCAGGCCGCCCTGACGGTATGCCAGCTTGACCTCCCGGTAGCGCGCTCGGGTCACCCCCATGAACTTGTAGAGCGGCATACCCGGGTTGATCGTGTTGTAGCCCGGCATCTCCTTGTCCAGCCACATCGCGGCGAACCAGAGGAAGTGCTTGTGGTAGTTGCCAAGGGTTCCGTCGATGTCGAGCGCGAAGACTGGAACCCCTTCTCCATTAGTCCTCACGGCCACCCCTTGATGATATCCATCTGCCCGCTACCCTCGCAGAAGGCGAGCAGGATGACGACTGTGATCATTAAGGCGGTCCAGCCGCCGTGCGTGTAGTTCAACTCAGCCGACCATCACCAGGGGGCGGTCCATCAACGCCGTGTGCTCAACGGTCGTCGCTTCGCGGATGCGATGGAGCCGATAGGTCTCCCGCGCTCGCGCCGCTTGCCTTTGTTCGTACCAGACCCGCTCCAGAATGTCGCCGGCCCAGATGCCGGTCGAGTGCCGTCCGCCGCGTCCGGGTAGATAGTCCACCGTCAACAGGTCCCAGACGCGGAGGTCGCGCCCGTAGTGCGTCGCCTCGCGGACCATCCGCCGTAGCCATGCCATCATGATATGCGCTCCTTCACCTTGTAGTACGCCTCGTGCGATAGTACGCCCTTGGTCCACGTACCGTACCGCCCGACGCGCATCCAACTCTTGTACTCTCCGATCCAGCAGTCGCACGTGGTAACGAGTGGCTTGGTGATCTTAGCCACGTCACTGATCGGCGGCTTGCGATCCTCCGGCCATTCGACCGTGTTGTATCCGTACACGTTCGCCGCGCGGTACCAGCCGACGTCTGGCACGCCGTTACAGACTACGGTCATCGGCTCCACCTTCAACGGAGCGAAGATGCCGCGCTCCGGCGCGTCGCCGATACCCCAGACCTCCTGGTCTTGAAAGATATGGCTCCGATTGAAGCACAAGGCCGGCGCGGGTAGCGAGGTCACAACCAGATGATATCGCTCCCACTGAACTCCAATCGGCGTTTGGTTCGGCGTGAGCGCGCCAAAGGTAGAGGCGTTCATCTCGCCGATGTCCTCGATGGCATCCGCGTACCGCTCCCAGGCCGCGTAGTACGTCGCACGGATATCCCAAACGGTGTACTCTCCTCTTAGGACTTCGACCGAGGCTTTGCCGGCTGGCAAACCACCCGCGCCGTACACCTTCCGGATGTAGCCTTCGGTCGTACCCACGAGCTTGTAGTTGAGAGTTGTGGAGCCGTTGGACAAGTACGGGATCGGCTCGTGAAGGTACTGCGCGCCGAACATCTCGCTTCGCCGCTTCTTGGAGTAGATGTCGACATCCCAGCCGGCCTCCACGAGCGCGTGCACAGCGAAGAGTCCGGCCGGACCGCAGCCGAGCACGAGCGCTCGCTTGGCCCTGCGACTAAGACGCATCGCGCACCTCCATCTCTTTGATCCTCCACGAGGTCCAGCCGACCGTCTTGGTCACCTTGACCTCGGCATCCTCGCTGTGAGTGGCGAGCGCTCGCTTGATCTCGCCTGCGTTCATGCCGACCTTTGGATCGGTCGCCTGATAGGTCGTGATCTTCCAAGTCATGCCGCACGCTCCTGGTACCGGCGCACAGCCTCGGCACGGATAGCTTGGATGTCCGGCTTGGTCGGATTCTCGAAGATGGCAAGGATGTAGGCGGTCGCCTCGGCGCGGCCGGGGTCACGACCATCCTCGGCCTCCGAGCCCGGGTTCATGAGCCGGTCCATGATGTCGTCCAGCTCGCCCCAGACCAACTCCCATATGCTCGGCCCGTGCCGGTCCTCCAACACAAGCACGCCGTTCTTGCCCGTGCAGTCCGCCTGGTGCTGTGGCGGATCAAGGCAAGTACATGCCGTCTTCTGGACCCATCCTCTCGCAGCCATACTCTCACTCCCGTGCTCGTGCGATTGCTTCTTCGTCCTATGTAGATAGTTGTGATAGACCTCGTGTGTGCGCCGCGTCCTAATTCGACGGTCGCTACCAATCCATCGCATCCGGAGGTCTGCAGCATGCTCTGCCATCAGGTGGTCGGCGAACTCCGTATCATCCATGTCTCCTCCTGATGAGAGCGGGAGCGGTCCGCTACCGAACGCCAAGCCTCCAGCAAGAGCGCTTTGCCTTACGGTCTTGGGGCTCTCACGAACAGCTCCCACTCATCCCGCGAGTCGCGTCGAGCCTAGCGCTCATCCGCCGCGACGCGACATCCCGGCCAGCGGGTGGCCGAGAGTAGGTGCCGATCCCTAGAACGGGGGTTCGTCGTCTACCGGCCCGGTCGCACCGGCATCCTCCTCCGGAGCCGGCTCCGCCGCCGCCGCCTCGGAAGGCGCCCAATACCCGCCGTATGCGATCTCCCGGCGTGCCTTGCCCTCGTATGAACCGGTGATCACCTCGGCCAGTACGTAGGTCTTGCCGGACTCGAAGACCCAACGACCGATCTTCTGCACCGACCGCGAGCCCTGCCGGTTGGCGTCCTTCTCGACGTCCATGCGCTCCATGAAGTCCGCCGCGCTGACACCGATGGCGTCCAGGAACGGCTTGAGGCGGTCCGCAGTCGAGGACATGACCGGGATGTAGTCGGTGATGTAGAACCCCTTGAACGGAACCTGCTCGGTACGTCCCTTGCGGGGCACCAGTTCCAAGCCGACGATGAGCTGGTCATTGTCCTGCCGGCTCTTGCCCTTCCGGAGCTGGTTGACCTTGAAGGCATAGATGCCGTCCGGCGGTGGCGGTCCATCGTACCTCTTGAACCGCGAGCCTTGCGCGTTCTCAAGGTCATCGCGAGAGATGGGCTCTGCGCCCGATCCCCATGTTGCTCTGGGCATTCGATCCTCCTGTTAGGACTCCCGCGAGCGCGCTGCGCGACGCGGCCTTGCAACCCGGCTCAAGCTATTCAGCGTTCGCCGGAGTCTTATCGACCAGTTCCATCAACTGCTGCATATTGATGTCGTCCATGAACCGCCCAAAGGCGGTGAACTGATCCTTGGCGAAGTAGATGGTACCCGTATTGGGATCGGCGGTCTGCTGCCAGAGCGCGCGGCGGACCTCGTGGTGTGGCTTGCGCTTGTTTTGCTCGGTGACGGTCTGCCCCTCTTCGTCCACCCAACGCTTCCGCATGAAGCCGACCGCGTGCATGAGACCCGAGACGTAGTTGGAGAGCGCGCCATCCTTTTGCTGGAAGGCCGGCACTACAAGCCGATCACCGGCATCATCATCAAACCGCATCGCATGCGCGGTCGTGAGAGTGTTGACCTGAAGGTCGATCAGGCGCGCCATCGCCGACCGGATGAAGTTCTGGGTGTTGAAGTAGTCCGGCTTGTCGGGGAGATTCCGATGCGCACGGCTGGCCGGGTTGAGGTCGAACGCCTCGGCCGTATAGCCTAGCCGGACCTTGGTCTCCAACGTCGTGGCGCCTTCGAGGATGATCCACTCGTACTGCTTCCATCCTCCGGACTCCAACCAGTCGAGTCCTGTTAGGAGGGTCGAGCTGTTGGGGATAGGCCGGATCATCCGCCGCCCGACCGGCACGCCGAGCGATACCCGCGCGGCGGAGATGTAGCCCGGCTCGCACGCGAGGATCAGAGAGTTGGGGCAAGAGCCGGCCACGACCGTCTTGCCGCAGCCGGAGTCGCCATACAGCAGGAAGTTCCAAGTCACGGATGCCGGCCGTGAAGTCGTCAACCGACACCACGTTAACATCAGTCGAAGTGCCGACACGACCCGCTGCCCGCGCGGAGCCGGCTTGCGCTTCCTTCACCATGCGCTCGGGAGCTTCCAGGTGACGGGTACCGAGCGAGCCGTGAGCGCCGCGTGGATCTGGTTGAGACGCTTCGGTCCCACGCCCGGCGTGTCCAGGAGCCGGTCAAGCGTCGCGTGCCCGAGGTCCCAGACGTTCTTGATGCCGGAGTGGTTCTGGAGCGCGAGCAGGATATGCGACGGTACGCCGCTCAACGCGGTCACCGGAGTCAACCGCGCGGCTCGCGCCAACTCCGCCTCCTGCTGCCAACGGACGCAATGCGCCGGGGTGCCGGTCCGGATACCCGACCGGACGCGGCCATACATACCCTGCGTCAGGAGCGCTCGCACCGAGGTACCCGGCTCGGCGTTGTCGGTCAACCGGCCTCGGCTTGGCCGTGCTATCGAGCCTTGGGCCTTCTGAAGCAACACGTTCGTCATCATACGACGCCAGGCTGAAACGCTCGATGCCGTATTGGCGGTCTTGGTCGTCATAGCTCAAAGCTCCCAATCTCTTCAGCCGACTTCCGGTGGTTCGCGTACGGATCGGCTACCCGGTACGCGATGCTACGTAGGTCTTGCCAGTTGCCGCTAGTCTCTTCGAGCCGGCACATGTCGTAGAAGTCGCAGAGTCTCGCGCAGCTCCAGTGCGGAGTCTTCGTGATCGGTAGCTCGCCGCGTCGGTAGACCTCCATGGTGGCCGCGTCGTCTTGGATCCGAATCAGCTGGTTTCGTTGCTCGGCGCGGGTACGCGGCAACGGATGCCGCACAAGGAGTGGGCTAGGTTGGAGCTTAGAGCGCTCGCCAAGCACGGTCAACCCTCGCTCCACAGCTAGGTCTGCCAAGCCGCCTAGCGTGAGCTTATCCAGGCTCTTGAGGCCGGGACCGGGAGTCACGCCGGCCGCTTCGAGCGCGGTCACATAATCGACCTTAATTGGCTTGTTGGTCGCGTAACCTTGCGCGTCGCGCGGCCGGAGGTCCGGTAAGCCCTTCCGCAGGAAGTTGTACATGATCCCGTGAAGCCGCTCGGTCTTCTTGATGAGACCGGCCTTCAACAGCGTCCGGTACGCCACAACCCAATAGGTCCCACCTTGCTCGTCTAGCGGCAAGTGATCGAGCCGGATGGACTTCGCGGTCTTGTGCTCTCCGAGCCAGAGCCAACCGGTGTCCGCGTCGCGGTACACGAGGTCGAAGGTGCCGACGTTCCGCGCCAGGAGCGAGCGCGTCTCTTCGCCCCACCACTCCGGCCAAGGGATGTCAAAGGTGAACGTCTGCTCGGGAGAGACCACGAGCCAGCGCTCATCATTCCCGTACGTCTTCACGTACTCCTCAAGGAGCGTGATGCCGAGGTCGCGGAGGTTAGTCCACTCAGCGATCTCTTCATCGGTCGCGGCCTTGGTTTTGAACATGCGCATCTCGTCGGTCGCGAGGCTCGCGAAGGTCTCCGCCGGGTGCGGTCCACGCTTCGTACCGGGACCACAGTACCAGAGCGCCATGCCAACGTGAACCAACTCGCCGAACCAGAGCGGGTTGCTGACTCGCTTAGGCTTCAAGCCTTCCCGGTACGCCCACCACCACGCGCGCTTGCAGCGCTTGAAGAGTACGCGCTCGCTCGTGCGTATCTGTGGTATGGCCGATGAATCCGGCATCGGTTGTCCTCTCACTAGCCGAGCAGTCGGAAGAGGGTTTGTCCGGTCACACCCACAACGAGGCTCATACAACCCGAGGCGAGGGGACGTCACTCCCGCTGTCTCCTCAAACCGCTTTGATCCGCCTGCCCGAGCTAGTCGAGCGGTTCGGCCTCCGCGCCTAGGACACTCTGCCCTCTTCCAACCGTATCCCTGGCCCGACTCGGACGGGCAATCTGTCTCCTATGGCCGGCGATCAACCCGGTTGCAACAGAGCAAGGACCACGTACCGTTTCATCCATCACCGGCGATTCGAGAGGTCCTAAAAGGACATTCAGGCGCGGCGGCAGTCGCTTTAAACAATGGATCGGACGGTACCACTCACGGACGTGGGGGATCAGAAAGGCGCCTCATCCGCAGCCGGAGCGGCGGCAGCGGCAGCCCGGCGCCGGGTGGTCGTGGCCTTCGCGGCCTTCGTCGCCTTGGCGGCCTTCGCGGGCGGAGCCGCCGCCGGAGCCGCATCCGCAGCCGGAGCCGCCGCCTTGGCCGCCTTCTTGGCGGGCTTGGGTGCCGCCGCCGCCTCTGCGTCCGCCGCCTCCTTCGCGGCCGCACGCTCCTGCGCGATGACCTCGCGCGCCTCGCGCCACTCGTCCGAGGACTGGTGGACCATCACGAGCGCCTTCGCGAGCCGGACGCCTTCGTTGAACGCCTCCTGCTTGGACTTCGCGAGGTTCGGGTTGTAGCCGGTCTGCTCCACGATCCACTCGGCGAAGTGGGTCTGCTGCTCGGTCGGCGCCTTCGTCGCGTAGCCGGTGAGGTCGCGCTCGGCGGTCTCTGCCTCGGGCATCTCCGTACTCCTTCTCAGTTTCGGTCTCTCTGCGTCGATCCTACTTGCACGGGTGGAGTTGGCGAAAGCTAACGCCTGAATCTGATCCGGCGGAGCTTGATTCCCTTACGCCGCTTACGATTCACCTCTTGGATCTCGCGGAACCTCTGCTGCCTCCCGCGCTCGCGCCGCACTCCCAGGTTGTAGAAGAGCACGGCTGCGAGCACGGAAGTCAGCGTCAGTCCGATTAGGTCGATCAACGGGAAGCCTCCATCACTGCACGGGCGAAGCTTACTCCACGTCGCTCATCCATGACGCGGCGGGTGTTGCCGGCTCGCATAGAGTTGACTAGCGCGATGCCGACGTCCACGGTGCCTTCCGACCGGAGGTAGTGGTACCGCACCGGCCTCGGCTTGCTAATCCGGTGAATCCGATCTTCAACCTGGATCATGGCATCCGAGTCAGCCTCATCAAGCAGCACCATGTCGTCCGCCGAGTCGATCGTGATGGCCACGCCGCCGGCCTTCACGTTCAGAAACATGACGTGCGGGCTGTCCGTCCCTACAGGACGGTTGAAGCTCTCGATCATGTCGGCTCGGCGGTCATGCTTCGTCTCTCCTGTTAGGACGCAAGCCATCCCATCCGTGTTGCCGGCGAACAGTCCGAAATAGAACATGTTCAAGAGCCGCGTGAACCTGGAGACAATTACTATCTTGCCGGTAGGATCGGAAGGAATTCCCATCTCCTCCAGAAACTGCTGGACCCAGTCGAACTTGTTAGAGGGCAGGCTCGGCATGAAGTCTCCGCCTCGCACATCCCCGTACGCGGAGGCGAACTGCTGGAGCCGCGTCATCTCGGCTAGCTCGCCGATGGCATTCAGCCGACCGGACTCAAGCTCCACAGCCGAGTCCTTCTCTATGGCCGCGTACGCCTTCGCTTGGGCCGGCAACATCGGCAGCCAAATCCCAACCGGTGAGTCGAAGTCGCTCGGGTCGTACGGAGTGCCCATATAGGTCTTCGGCGGCAAATCTGACGCGACCTCGGCTTTGGTGCGACGCAACACGATCGGGGAGATCTCATTCCACATCATCTGCTCGCGGTCCGGCTTGATCTTGCCGATCTCCCAGCCGGTGTAGCCGCCCGTCCCCCAGTACTGCTGGATCCAGCGCCACTTCCCGCTGTATCGCTTGGGGGCCAACCAATTCAGCGTCCCCCAAAGCTGCTCTGGCTTCCCTCGCATCGGCGTACCGCTCGCGGCAATCGCCAAGCCGTCCGGGCGAATCCGGCCGCGTAGTAGCTCCGCGCCTCGGCGCCTTTGGGTTGGCGTGCCGGACTTCACCACCAACATCTCGTGCGACTCATCGACCGTGATCGAGCCCCATTCGATGTCGAAGAGTTGGGGAAACTTGTGGGCGTTAACCACCTTCGTCTTCGAGGTCTTGGGGTGCTCGCAGGCCAAGGTGGGGGTCGGCTTCTTGGTATACGTCGTTGCCTCGCCGCATACCTCGCACTCCCAGTAGGATTTGACCTGCGCCATCTCTGGGTGGATTACCAGCCAGGTATTCTCAACGTTCGCGGGCCATTCGCTGACGCCGAACCTCCGGTCACGCGTCGCTAGCTCGGTGAGGATCGCGTCGCGCTTCGCCTTGCCGTCCGGGACCGTCAGGACCTCCTGGCCCACGAGCCAACGCGGGATCTCGCGCGCCCACACGGACTGAACGGCGGTCTTGGGGCAGATCACCAGGTGCGGTCCGGGGCACTTGGCCTCGATCACGCCGCCTAGCACCTCTAGCGTCTTGCCTAGGCCAGGATCATCCGCGATCAGGACCGCCCTACCGTCCGCGATGAAACGCGCGCCTACCGGCTGGAACGGACGCGAGAACATGGCCTTGGCGAGCGCTGGCGCTACCTCGGGCACGCGGAGTAGATCGGCACGTGCCGCCGAGGCGAGCGAGCCCATGGCGCTCCGGCGCTCTAGCTCGGCTCGGTACCACGCGGAGACCTCCGGCCGGATCTTGAGCCGCGCGCCGAACTCCTCTCGGAGCCGCAAGCACGTCTCGACCGTGCGCGGGAACGTCCACGCGCTCGCGCGCTTTGACCATCCGGCTCCGGCGATCCGCTTGCATGCCGCGATCGTTCCAGGGTCGTACGGCGACCGGAGCCAGATGCGGTCCCGGCCTCCCAACTCGATTTCGATCATGAGCCCGTCTCCCACTTCCGGATCACCGCGTTGGCTAGCTCCACCCACGGCTCTTGCGTTCGCGGGTGGAGCTCATGCCACTCGATACCGGCGCCCCAACCGTCCGGCTCGCCATCACGCCAAGTCTCGAAGGCGACGCGGCCGCACTCGGTCAAGCGCTCTTCGCTCATGACTCGACGTACCCGCGAGCGTCAACCGCGCGGCCGTCCGAGACGGTATGCGGGTAGACGTACATGCCATCCTCGGGCACCAGCACCGGCTCCGCGCGCTCGACTCCCTCGATGGGCTTCACGCGAACGTAGTCGTCAACGTCAACGCACGGGTAGCACGAGAAGAAATCGAGGCCACCCGAGGTCGCGCCGACCGCCACGAGGATGACGTCCGTGTCGGAGTTACGACCGCAACCCTCGCAGTAGGCGCGGGAGTCGCACGACGTCGGGTGGCACTTGAGGTGCTCCTCCGCCTCAAACTCCCACATGACCAACCCTTCATCGTCAAGTTGGTCGATCGAAACCTTCGCAAACCCGGTCATGGGGCGCTCCTCTCGGCTCTCACGCGCTTCCGCCGCAAGCCTACCTCAGTTCTCTGTTGCCGTCTACCCGTCCCCGGACCAGCAGAAACTCCTAGAAACCTCAGGCCTATACCCGAGGTACCAAACGGGGGTTCCGTTGGCGAGGCTCCAAGCTAGCACACCTCGCTGCGCAGCGTCGGAAAGACGCGACGGTACGTGCACAGGAAGTCCTCGAAGTCATCGGCCTTGAAGGGTAGGAAGACCTCTGGCCAACTCCACCGGGTGATCCGCTTCGAGCCTCGGATGAACCTCGGCCGGTGGACCCCCATGCCGTCTCGGTCCGCGCCGGGCACTCCGTCGAGCGCGAGCCAGCCGGCTCGCACGCCCGCGTGGAGGTAGAGCGACTCAGGCTCCACCTTGGCCCACGCGCCGATCCGGACCGCAACGTCGTACGTCGTGACCGGTCCGATCCCACGCGGCCGGATGGTCTCCAGCCGGTCGTGGAGCCGATCGAAGTCCTTGAGGTGCCAATAGGAGGTCGTATCGAGGTGGCCATATCCGTTGAGAAACTCCGCCAATATAGCCTCGGCGAACGCCTCCTTGATGACCTTCGGCACCTTCGTCTGGTGGTTGTGCATCCGGCCGTCCGGCCGTTTCGAGGCGCAGGCGATGACGGTCGCCTCGGCGAAGGTCTTGCGGCTCGCCGCGAAGGTCACGACGTCATCGCGCTTCGCCGCGAGCGGACCGCCCGGCTCCGTCCGCCACCGCCAGTCCCGGATGATCGCGTCGAGCGAGGTTAGCTCCTCACGCGGCGGGTAAGCCTTGAAGAGCTTCGAGACGTCCATCATGACATCCAAAGGTAGGCGAAGAATGCGATCCAAACGGCCAAGCCGGCCCAGTGCTCCCACTTCCAGTGCGGTCCCGTCAATCGGATCTTCATCAGTCGTCATCCTCTCCGCCGCGCCGCGCCTTGAAGGCGCGCGGGTTTCCGCCGACACGCACGAGCCGGGTGAGATAGAACGCCCGAAAGCCGGTCTGCGGGCAGACGAAGCTGAAGAGCCGGTCGCCGTTGCGCTCCTCCAGCTTGATGAACCGAGCCGATCGCGTCCGGTCGTTGACGTACGCAACTTCGGTGCCCTGGGAAAGATCGTTATGCCAGCTCACTACCTTGCCGGAAAGAGCGGCCACGACTTCCTCATCAGTCGCCAGCGCCGGATCGAATGGTAACCGAGCGCGCCTCGGCTCCGTAGGGGTCTTGCGGAAGAACCGGTTGGCCCGGACCTTTGCCAGCTCTTCGCTGCCGACCTCGGCCGGACGCGCGCCATACTGCTTGACGGCGCTCGCGTTCTTGAGCTTGATCGTCCGATCCTCTACCGTGTAGGTAGGCATTGGGTCCAAGGTCATCTTGCCGGCGCTCCAGGAGATCCACAGAACCTCGGTCCCGCGCCGGGCGGTCAACTCCAACACGTCTTCGCTCGCCTCGTGGCCCACGACCGGCTCCACCGTGGCGGCCCAACCGTGCGGCTCCAGCGCCTCGACTACGGCAGTCGCCTTCTGCCACGATTTGGACGCTCCTGTGTCGGGAGCGCTCGCCGGTACGTCCGACTGGGTCTTGCGGCTCCGCTGCTTAGGCGCCACGCTAGCGGCCAGCGCCGCGTCGTGCTCATCGGCCACGGCTCGCGCCGGTAGCTCGGTCCGCTGCGCGTGCTTCGCGGTGCGAGCCGCGTGAGCCGCGCGCCTCGCTCCCTTGGGGGCGGTAACGGTCATTTCGGTCCCACTCTCACTAGTCGCCTCGGTTGAGGTTCCTGAGCGGAGGCCGGGCACTACGTACCGGCCTCCGCTCTCCGGCCTCACAGGCCTAGCAGCTTGAGCGCTTCGCTCGCGTTCCGGACCTTACGGCTCTTGCCGTCCACGACCGCGCTCGACACGGCGTAGAGGTAGCGGCCGGTGAGGTCCCAGCGGAGCACGAGGCCGGTCTCTTTCAGTTCGACCTTGAGCGTCACGGTGCCCTTCCGCGTCGAGACCTTGGCCGCGTCGATCGGGTACTTGCGGGTGATCCGCGTGGCGATCATGTCGGCCTTCTCGCGACCGGAGAGCGAGCGCCGGACCGTCATCCGCATCCCGGCACGGGAGGTCCCGGCGCGCTCGGCGTAGTCCTCGGCGGACCGGTCAAGCTCCGGATGGCAGATCCAACAGCCGTCCGTGTCGTTGGAGCCTTCCGCGTCGGTCCCGTGGCCATCGTCGCTGTGGACGTTCTCCATCTCGGCGAAGGTCATGCACGGGTCGCAGTACGGGAAGACGGTCCCAAACTTCGCCATCATCGCAGCCGCCGTCATCGCCGGCCGCTTCTCGCAGATCTCGCACCGCTTCGCGCTCATCGCGAGACCTCCGTCACCCGCACGCGGAATTCGCGACCGTCAGCCCGGACGAAGATTGAGTTCAGTCCATCCGGGTCATCCTCGTTGACCTCGAAACCCTTCACCGTGCCGGAGTCCTCAGCCGCTACCAGCGCAAACTGGATCATCTCGACTACCCGCTTCGCGTCCATCACTCTCTCACCGCTCTCACTCGGTCCCGGCGCCTCGCGCGCCGTTCGACCCCAACTCTACCCGTTGAACTGGCGAAAGCAAAACCATGGCCGGACGGAGATCGCATCGCGTCCGGCCACGGCCGCTCTACCAGCTCAATCACGCTTCGATCGCGCCGGTACCGGTCGGCTCAACCTTGGTCTTGCGCGCACCGCGAGCGATCTCCACCGAGTCCGCCGCGTCCGCTCCCGCGCGACGACCGGCCACAGCTGAGGCGGAGTAGTGGAGTCGATTCCAGCGCGCCTCATCAGCTTGAGTAACCACATACGGGCGGTGGATCTTGCACTTTCCGGTCTTGCTCGTGGTTTTCGCGCAATCCGTACAAGGTCCTTCCGGCTCCGGCGTAGTGAAGGTCTGCGGACGGTACTGCGGGAAGCGCTCATAGAACGCCTCGTCCACCCGCTCCGCGCGGCCGGGCAGCACGAGCGCTCCGCCTTCCGCCTTGTCGGTCGCGTCGCGCGCGTCCCGTAGACGCCGGTTGTACTGCTGGACGAATGCCCGCGCGTACACCTCGCGGAAGGTGCTGACGGAGACTTCGCGGCCGGACACCGCCGCGTCTTCTCCGCGCTTCGCACAAGCCGCCCGGTAGAGCCGCGTCACCTTGGCGTTGTTCGCGTGCGAGCCTTCGCCCCAGATCATCTTTGCGATCTTGATACGCTCGATGCCGGCTGAGCGGAGCGCGTAGACGTTGTCCTCATCGGACTTCGCGGGATCCACAGCCGGCTCCAGCTTCGCGATCATCATGAGACGCGCGCTCCGGTGCAAGAACTCCGCATACCGGATGTCAGATTCGTAGCCGATGACCGTAGCGACGTAACTTCCACCAGTCTCGTAACGGTAGATGTACCGCACGCCGCAGTGCCGTGCGGTTTCGATCCACAGCGCCAGGTGCTGGTCAGAGAAACGGCTCCGCACGTCGGCTAGCGGAATCTTGTACTCCACGGGAAGGATGCCACCCGCATCCTCGGCGATGAGCGCTTCCTCGGTGATCTGGTACTTCCGCATCAAGCGCTCGGCGATGGCCCGCTGGTCAGCCGCGAAGGCGGCATCGGCCTCAGGGTCGGTCTTGCCCGACATCGACCCGTGGCCATTCTCGTAACGCTCGGCGGTCTCCAAGGCAATCCGAATCGCCTTCATGATTCGGTCGAGGTCTGCCATCTGCTTCCGGCGAACGTCGCTCGCGCTCTCACTCACGAGATCCTACCTTTCCAGTTCAAGGGGCCTAGCAAGCCGAGGTAGCTCCCGAAAGCCCAACGAAGTATGGCCGCCGCACCGCGCGGCGAGTAGCCGTAATCCTTGATCAAGGTTCGGATCGCGGCAGCCTGCGAGTCGGACTCGATGGCCACTAGCCACGCGTTCCAGATCTCTTTGCCGTCCGGCCTAGTCATCACGATCACCTCCCGGCTCCAATACTACGGCACTGAGGTCCGGAGCGTCTACCCCGGACCTCAGCACCTTGGTCAGCTCCAGTTCGCCTTGCCGGCACAGATCCGGCCCATCGCTCGCGCGATGCTCTCTTCCAGGGTGAGGTCGCGACCGCACCTCATGCAGATCCCATAGAGGGCACCGAACTTCTCGGCCTCCTCCAGCGCCATCCGCCACTCCGGCTTGATCTTCGCCAGAAGGCCAGAGACGTACTCGAAGCGCGCCGAGGCGCCTTCGACCTTCGAGCCGTCCAAGAGCCCTACGGTCCGCGTCTCTCCGTCCGGCATATCGACGTAGAGCTGCTTGGCATAGAGGTGGCGCGCGTCGCCGTTCGCGCGGTTCCACTGGACCTTGAAGATGGCGCCGGTAGCCGGATCGCGGTACATGCCGTCCTGCGTCACGCGCTCCGGCGACACGTACGGCTCCGCCGCCTTAACGATCTTCATTCGCTGCGCAGCATTCTTATACGCGTCGATGAAGCGCTTCGCGAAGTCGAACGGCATCGGCTCCGGCTCATCATCGCGGCGGTGCGCCTCCACTCGCGTCTCCGCCTCGGCCCGCACGTCTTCGTCCATGCTCTTGTAGCGCGCGAGGCTCGCAACGTACTTCACCATCGGCTCGCTCGCGACACGGCGCGAGCCACCCCGGTAGCCACCGGTCATCCGAGCCGCCGCACGCTCTCCGTCCGCGAGGGAAGCTTGCTGCCGGCGGTAGCGCGCTACCTCGGTCTCTGTTGGCTCGGCATTCATCTCGGCTCGCGCGTCCGACCGAGCTAGCTGCGCCTCGGGGCGGTCCGCCACCGCTACGCCGCCACCGGAGCACTCCCGCACGGCCGCGACCGACTCGTGGTAACCCTTGCACTTACCGCACTTGATCGCCATCTCAGCTCACACCCATCAACACGAAGTCCGCGCGGCGGAGGTTCCGGAGGCGCGGGGGAGTCCAGGTCAGTTTGTCGCTTCGGTCGCGGTTGCACGGCCCGCAGGCCGGCTGAACGTTCGCGCGCCGGTAAGAGCCGCCCGGGATGATCCGATCGGCCTGAAGCGTCTCGAAGGTCAACGCAATCTCGCAGTGCACACACGGGGCGGTCTTGCCGTTCCCGAACTTGTGGAGAAGGAAGAACTTCCGTGCGCGGCGGTCGCCTGCGTTCCCGCGACGGTCATCACCGGTCTGCTGCCGGCGGCTCATCGCGCGCCTGCCTTCGCCTCGCGGAGCGCGGAGACCTTCTCGCGGTTGACCTCGATATAGATCCGCGATCCGGTGTCCTCGGTCGCGTCGAGAAGCGAGCGCGGATCGGTCAACAGGATCTCCGCCAGGTGACGCTCGCGCTCGCTGAGCACAACGATCACGGCGAAGGCGGAGTCAACACGCTCCCACTGTCCCACGGTCTCCAGCCGGAAGCCCTGCGCCCGGAGGTATCGGCGGATGCGCGCCTTCAGCAGCTCATCCTCGGTCATCGGTCCACGTCGCGCCATCTCGGGTCACCCTCCCAGGTCTCTCACAACCCATCGAGGCCGAGCGTACGCCATGAATTCGCGATCGTAAACCCCCTAGGCTGATGGGTTACGCGCGAGGCGCTTTTGAGTTTCAAAGCCGGGCGAAACGGACTACCTCAGGAAACTGCCCTAGCGTGGAGCCTCCTGTGTCGGACCCCAGGGGGTAGGCGATCCCTTGCGACTGCATACGTTCGTTGTTTCTGCTGGTCAGAGTGCATATGAAGCGGGCCACTCCCGGTGAGAGTCAGGAGTGGCCCGCGAGAAGCGCGACCGGCTCGGCGCAAGGTCGAGTCTACCGAGCCGGTCGGAAATGCCGCTAGCGGCGGACGGAGCTTGAGTTGGGGTCGGTCACGACCTTGTCGCCGAGCACGCCGGTCTGCCAGGCGAAGGCTGCCGGCGAGATCTGCATCCGCGCCAGGAGCGCGAAGAGCGCCACGATGGCCGTCGAGACCGACGCCACGAACTGATCGCTCAGATCCAGACCGTACTGCGCGAGTAGCGCGACCACGGCCGTGAAGATGCCGGTGAAGAGCGGCGGACCGACCGGTCGCGTCGTGGCGGCGATGATGATCGCGTTGGCGACACCGGCGATTGCGAAGGCCGCACCCGGCGTGAGGACATCGAGGCCGAGCGAGCCGAGCATCGCCAGCACGGCGGTCACGGCGGTCACCCAAAGAGCCGGCTCGCGACCAAAGAGATTCTTCATTCCTTTGCCCCTTTCAGGCGGATTCAGGGTCGAGTTTAGACGCAAGGCATATTGGCTAGTTGGACATAAGCATAGTAGCGATGCCAAAGACAAGCACCAACACAACGCTTATGCCGCCGAGAATTGCCCCATAGTTCAACCGGCTTTCGCCAACCTGCGCCTTTTGCCCGGCCTGTTCATATTGCGTCTTACGTAGATCGGCGATGTCTTTTTGAATTGGCTCCAATGAAGCGGCCCAAGCGACTCGAAGCGCCTCCGCCGAGGTCGCCACCTGGCTTCGTAGCGTCTCCGCTTGAACAGCTGCGACCTCTGTCGCGCGCTGGACCGCCCCCACATCCACCGCACGAATGGCATCAATTCGAGCCGTCTCCGCTTTGCGTAGCCTGTCTTCGTATTCGGACCGCAAGGCCATAAGCTCGCGAAGATGGATCGATTCGGCTTGAAGCTTCTCGCCATCCGCCTCGCGAAGATCATCCTGTCTTTGGATAGCAGCCTGGACCAGGTCCAACACATTTTGCGTCGGATCGACAACCGGCGTACCGGACGCATCGACTCCCGGTCCAGGCTGTCTTGCCATGTTACAGAGCCGCCTTGAGAGCCGCCAGCTCTTCCGCGTCGTACACGCCGCGCAGGATCTCGGCGGTCTCCGCCACCGGCGTCTCGCCGAGGCCGGACAGGAGTCCCTTCACGGCCTCCTTGGAATCCAACTCCGCCTCGGCCACCTTGGCGTTGAGCGTGTCGAAGTCGGTCTTGAGGGTCTTCTTGACCTCTTCGTCGGTCTGCCCCACGGCCGTGGCGAGCGCCTTCACGGCGCCGGTCAACCAGCCGAGGTAGACATGCAGCGGAACGCGCTTGCCGCTTTCGGTCGGCGATGGGATCGCGACAGCCGTGACATAGTGCGCATCGCGGAGCTGCTGCGCCTGCGCCGGATCGGTGATCTTCCCCACTTCGTCTTCTCCTCCAGTCATGAGCGCGTAGACGCGTGAACGCTCAGCGCTCATATTCACGCCTTTGGGATCGGTCTTGGTGCTCGTCTCGCCTGGCGGCTTGCCCGCAGCCGGCTGGTGTTCATAATGACCGGCCATCCGCTTGCGCGGGTCAGCGCCGATCTTGGTCATGATGGCGGCGGTCGCCTTACGCGCCGCATCGAGTTGGACCGCCGGCCAAGGCTCTCCCTTGTTGTCATTGGCCATCTCGATGCCGAATAGCGCGGTATTGCCCAATCCCTTGTTCGGTCCGGCCCATCCCACCTTGTTGTGATTGCATCGGCCAGACGCGCAAATGTACACCGTGCCGTCGCGCCAAATCATCATCTGCGCGATTGGCGGCGGAGCGGTTGCTGATCCATTCAGGATCACATTGACCTCTCCTTGCGCGGTAGCGGACCGCGAGCCGGCCGTGGCATGCCAGGTGATACCGATCGGAGAGAATGACGTTGATCCTCTGGTCTTCCAACCGGAGACCTCCACGACCTTCACACCTGCGGCGCGCAAAGCATCGGCTAACCATGTCTGCCTTGCCATGGCACCTCCCTTCCTGCCGATAAGCCTAGTTTGCTAGAAGAACTGAGTTACGATCACGATTCCTTCGCCGCCATTTGACCCCGCGCGGGCCGATTGGCTTGGGTCATTCGCGGCTCCGCCGCCACCGCCGCCCATCGAGCCGGTCGTGCCGGAGCTATTGCCGATACCGCCTCGGCCTCCCGTGCCTAGCGGTGAGTTACCGCCATTACCTCCGGCCGCCTGACCCACGCCTACGCCCACCCGGATGCTGTTCTGTCCGGCTCCACCGCGCACTCGGAACGCACCGGTTCCAGAACCGGCATCCGGACCACCGGTGCCAAAGCCAGGCGAGACTCCCGCGCCGAGCACGCCTGCTGCGGATCCACCGGGGGCAGAGACTAGCGTCGCGGCCGCACTGAAGGAAGAGACCGCACCGACGCCACCGGACGCTCCGGCCACACCGACTCCGCCAGTGCCGACAACTACCGGCTCGCTGGAGGCCAGATCATCTGCGGCGAACCATCTTTCGCAATACGTGCCGGCCGCGCCTCCGCCTCCGCACGAGGTCTGGCCGGCCGGCGTAATCGCCGCACCGGCTCCGGCGGCTCCACTACCTTGGACCTGAACGCGTACCGTTCGCGTCGAGCTGCCCTTGTTCCAGGTCCCAGACCCAAAGAAGAATTGACACAGAGCGTTTGCGTCTCCTGTTAGGACGGTCGGGTTGACGTCGATAGCCATGGCGATTGCGCTTGTAGCTATGGCGATTTGCCTCCAGGTCGAGTCATCCGCCCGCCAGACGTACGCCTTTCCGGTGTCGGTCTCCAGGATTGCCCTACCGGGCCAACGATCCGCGCCGACCGGACGGGTACCAGACGTACAGATCGTGAAGCCGACCGCTGCATCGACCTTGTCCATGTTCTCGTTGATGTCGGTCTCGACATCAACGCTATCGCCCGTAGTGGGGTCCGGATCTGGCTTTCGGAGCCCAAGTCGAGTAGTCTGTGTCGCCATAGCTCCTCTTTAGACTGGGCCGATGTCTTCGACGTACAGCTGTCGATCGCCCGTTGGAGTGATGGCCGGGTTGCCGGCGCCGGCAATCGATCGGATCGTGAAGGCTCCCAACGTGTGCGTGCCGGCCGAGAAGGTCACCAGCTTCTCGACGTGGATCGTAACTTGACCGGAGCCGCCGGCTACCGCAGCATGCGAAGCAGAGTTTGCTACCGAGGTGCTACCGGTCGTGGGCGTACTCGCACCCCCGTCACGAACGTGAATGTTGATAAGGCAGTTCGCCGAGGCAATGCTCAAGTTCACCTTCAGACCGCACAAGACGACGCGGTATCTACGGCTCGTCTCGGCCGTGAAGACATAGTTCCCCAGCAATGCATCCCGGACCTCCACACCATCAGCGGCAGTCGGCGTGCCGGATCCATTCAAGACAGTAGGCGTGCCCATGATTCCGCGTGGCAGGGATCGGTTGGCCCGCAACACGTCCAGAGTCGCGTCAAACGCGTCATCAGTCCTAAGTAGATTGGCGCTGGCTCGCTTCAAGTTCACATCCGCAGCAGCGCCACCCGAGGACCACTGCATAGTCCCATCGAAGTCCAGGATGTAGTGGTCCTGCGTGTCACCGGAGCCTCGGAAGGAGATTGCGCGGTGCCCGGTCGCGGCGGATGACGTCTCGATGAGAACCTGAGCGGTAGAGCCACCACCGGCCGCAATCGTCTTGATCAGCTGGCTACCCGCGCCGGGCGCGACACCGAGGCCGAGCCGGTCAGCGCGCAGGCCGGCATTGAACTGCGCGGAACCGATCAAGAGCTGTAGCCAGCTAGCTCCGGTCGCGCTCCACACATACGCCTTCAACGTATCCGTCTCCAGGATGCCGCGACCATCCCAACGCTCTGCGCCAACCGGTCGCGTACCGGAGGTACAGATGTGGAAGCCGACCGCTGCGTCCAATTTGTCCATCGACGCGTTGATGTCGGTCGCTACATCGACATTGTCCCCGGTTACCGGATCAGGGTCAGGCTTTCGCAGCAACAGCCTAGTCGTGAACGTCGCCATCCCGGCTTGCCTCCCTCTCCAGCAACAGTTGGTAGCGTGCAAGCCGGTCCATCTGGGCTCCGCCGCGCCCCATGTTCGCTCGCTTCTTTTCCACCATTTGCCGTTTGATATCCACAATCTCCCAATCCACGGCGCACTTCTCGCGCACGAGGTCCATAGGGTCGGTTGGGTCTACCTCGGCCACGTCTATATTCAACGCCCTAGCCCGCAAAGCCGGAGCCGGCTTCGTGACGCGTAGCGCGGAGCGCTTAGCGCCTTCAAGTCGAGCTAGGTGGAACGCTCCCGCTTGCTCCCGGCTCGGCGCGTTGAAGAGCGTAAACGGATGGTCCTCGGGCACCTGCGGCATGAAGTGTTCCATGAGGATAAGCTCTACCAACTCATCCGTGGTCCAACCATCCAGTCCATACTCGGCGATCCGCCACTCAGGCGTGTCGGCCGGGAACACGAACTTGTGCATGATCGAGGTCTCGCCATCGGTCACATTGACTGCGAGCGCTATCATGTCCTCTGCCCCCGGACGGGGGTACAACTCGGATGCTATGATCTCCAAATCAATCACAACGCAGCTCCTGCCCTGAACGCCCAGACGAACACCGCACGAGTGCGATAGTTCGGAGAAGTACCGCCCCAACCGACCGTGAAGCCGGTAGACGTTGAAACCGCAAGGTTGGATCGCTCTACAACTCCTGAATCCCAGAGAATGGAGCAGACCGGTCCCATCAGCTCGGACATCGTTGCCCCGTACACATAGGACGCGGCGCCGAACACGTGCGGCGTTACGAAAGTGTTGTCTATAACGGTCCAGAGCGCGTCATCAGAGGCAACACCATACCCGTTCGGAAATTTGCCCTTGAACTGGATGAGGCCGGCTAGCGGCCAACCGAGGCTCAGATACAACTCCGGCGCGGAAGGCTTGTCGTGGCTAAGGATCGCGGCGAAGTCGAAGAGCGCCAGCTTGCCGCCATCCTGCACATCGTCGGACGCGCGCCGGACCGAGGTCTCTACCGCCATACCTAGCGGTGTGTCCCAAGCGAGCTGCCGGCCAAAGTGGTCGAACGGACCGTGCGGCGTCATCCGGATCTGTGGCTGTACGCCCGGAAGGATGGAGATGCCGTTGCCGTTCACGAAGGTCTGGATCGTACCGGTGAAGCTCGCCGTACCGCTGGCCGCATCAATGTTCACATTGAGGTCATTCTCGGAGTCGTACGCCTTGATGCCGGTGCTCGTGATCTCGATACGCGAGCCGGACAATGCGGTCCGAATAGCAGCTGCCAGGATCCAGTTGGCCGTGATCGTCCCAGCCGTGACCTTCGAGACCGAGAGGTCAGAGATGTGAGCGTTATCAAGGAGATCCGCTGTCGCTTGAACCGCAGCGGAAGCTGCCGACTTGTTACCCATCCGGTCCACGGCTACGATGCGAACCCAGATGGCCTCCGTATTGGGGATCTGGAAGGTGCCCACGGCGCCAATCAGACCGAGCATCATACCGATGTTGGCGGCTAGCTCGCCGACCTTGTTGGAATCGTCCGGGTAGAAGTGATCCGAGCCGCCCACGTGAACATTAAGCCGCACCAGATCCGGCTCCAGATTGAACGTGCCGCCGCTCGCCTTCCCAAGGTTGTGCGTGACCTGGATTGCGATCAGTGAGCTAGCCACGATCGGCGCGGCCGGCGTGCTCGGCGCGAACAGGTCTCCGGTTGTGGTCTGGAAACTTGAGGCGGAGTACGGTCCCTGGTGTGGCGGGTTAGCCGAGTCCACGGCCCGAATCTGGAACTCATACCGCACGCCCGGCGTGAGCTCAAGGATGGTCGCTTCGTTCGTGCCCCATGGGACGTTGATGTAGTGCCATTCCGGATCGGCCGACACCGCGTCGGAAACCGGTGCGGTCCAACGATTCGTCTCCAGGTCTCCCCATTTGAATGGCGCGAGCTGTCCCCACTTCACCGCGTAGCCGAGGATCTGGTCAATCCGGTAGCGGATCTCATAGTGATCGCCATCAGTGATGACGGATGCGTCACCATTCAATGGAGTCGTCCAGCCCACCCGGATGACTGCCTTGGTATCATTGGTGTCAACGGACTGGTACGCGCCAAAGTTCCAAGTCGTGAACGCAGGCGCAGCCGGGATGGTTAGGTCGGCTCCGCCGCCTTCCGGGAGGTTCGGACGGATGCCGATCGGTTCCGCCGCTACGGTAACGGACCGGTTTAGCGCACCGACCACCACGGTGGTCTCGCCGGACTCCGGCGCGTAGTACGGCGACAGATCCAACCACGCTCCGTCAACGGTTCTGAAGGCGACCGTCCACCCTTCTGGTACCGGCCAAGTCATTTCGACGCAGCGGAGCGCGACCGGGTTGATCGGCTGACCCTCCCAGTAGACCTCACGCGACGGGTCGATGAACCCGTTGTTCGGGTCGTACACGTTGAGATAGTCCCCAACGGCGAAGTCTCCCTTGATGTCAAAAGCGTCCGTGCTGAGAGTAACCGCCTGTCGCTTCCCTTGAAACTGGGAGAGCGCTAGTTGAGCGCGGGTCGCAGCATTAGCGGATGAGGTCTCGCTCTCGCTCACGAGCCGGACAACCTTGATGTCCCCGCCGTGAAGGTGGTTGAATGGCGTAGCCGGCCCGTTCGCCGAGCCGGTCGCGATCGAGCCACCTTCGCCTTCAGCGAGCAACACGACGCGGGTGGTGTAGTCCTCCACATCCTCGGCTAGCGCCTGATTGCCCGGGAAGGCCGAGATCAGCAAGTCACGTCCTGCGGACTTAGACCGCATTAGGATGGCCTTAGGCGTGGTAACGTACAGTTGCGCGATCGTACCTGCGTCTAGCGTCCCGTTGTTGTTTACGCGCCACTCCGCGTCGAAGATGGACGTCACGTAGTCGAGTGCCTGGCGCGGAGTCTGCCAACGGTGGACCCCGGTGTAGGTCCCAGCGATGGAATTGATGATGCCCGAGATCACCGACCCGCTCGGCGGCAACAGAGCCGCGACCGAGGCCGCGAAGGTCTGCGCGGTAAGCGTGACGGCGGTCTCGAAGACGTCTCCCTTGCCGTCCTCATCACCGAGCCAGTAGGCCATACCCGACCCGTTGAGTAGGAATTCATTTTGCGCATCCCGGCGCCTGAACACGCCGACGTACCGCGCGGCGGTCAGAAGATTGTCGCCATACTCCGCCGGATTGACATGGTTCGGTAGCACGGCGATGTGACCAAAGTACGAGAGCTGATCGAGGATTGATCGCGGCGTGGACTCGCGGAGCCGGAGCTGCCACGAGCCGAGCGCCTGCTTGACCTCGGTGATCGTCATCGCTTCACCACCGCCGTTGTTTCGCTTACTGCGCCGATGTATTGGTCTCTTAGGACGGTCGCTGCGTCGCCAGCCGCCGCCGAGCCGCCAGCGAAAACAACTCCTAAGTAGACGTCCAACCCGGTCACGGCTGCCTTCGAGATCCCACGATCGGTTGTGTAGGCCACGGTCTTGCTCGACCCCACGATGAACCGGTTACCATCCGCATCATCGGCAGTCGCAGTCACGTAACCGGTCGCGGTCTGGTTGCTAGCCGTCTCCGTGGTCTCCAAGTACGCACCAAGAGTAGAGCTGACATCGGTCTGGATGTAGACCTCGGCGAGCCGCGACCCGCGCCGGAGCGAGACGTCCACATAGGTCCGACCGATCGTATGTGCCTTCAACAGACGTATGGTCGCTAGCTCGAAGTCGTTGCGGATGACGGTCATGGAGTCGAAGTTACCAAGCGATGTCGTCGCTCCGCCGCGCGCGATATGCCAGGCCTTAGTCTCCCATGCCGTCCCGCCCCAGGCCGAGACTTGGAGCATACCGGCGGCCAACAGCGGCGTAACGCGCACGAGACCGTTGTTCAATTCCCAACCGGTCGCCGAGGCGCGGATGCCGACTCCGGTACGTTCGAACCCTCCTGTTAGGACTCGCACGCGGCCGGCTGGGTAAGCGAGCGCTGAGCAAGCGTAGCGCGGGTTGATGTTAGCCGGGATGGTGCGGTAGATCGTGATTGCGCCGTCCGTGCCGGTTCGCGTCATCGAGGTCGAAGGCAGCGTGGAGCCGGTGAAGTAGGCAGTATGGCCGATCGGCGGAGCGTGCCAACGCTCGCCCGTCAACACGTAGTTGTTGGCCCGTACCACAGTCCCCATTCGACTCTCGATATCGAGTACGTTGTCCGGTCCGTACTTGGACAAGATGAAGTTCCACTCGAAGGAACGCATCATGTCTTCCGGCCAGTCGAGCACGGACGCACCAACATCCTGCACTCGATAGAAACCGTCCTGATCGGACTTGTTGGAGAACCGGACCGGCACGATCCGGTCGGCAAGTCCAAGGATGTCCTCTTGCTTCCGTTGTACCTCCGCAAGGTCAGCGCCTCGGTAGCCGATGAAGTGTTGGCCGGTCACCTGAATCGTCCGCTCGCCGGTGCCGGCGTTATGCTGCTCGGACAGCTCGTGTCGCTCGGAGACTTCCAAGCGACCGATAGTCATCAGACCCCAGCTCACTTGTACCCCTTTGCATAGCGGTCCAGCTCTTCGTGCAGCTTCGCCACGAACTTACGCGGCACCTCAGGGTCATCGAGGTCCCAAGTCCCCGTGATGCTCACGGTACCGATGGTAATCGTTCGGTCTCCGCCGCTCGGCGCTGCCGGCGCGGGTGGCCGTTCCACGTGAGCGGCCATGCCGGCGTTAGCCTGGCCTACCGCCGCACCCGCCGGCATCGGCACCGCCTTCGACACGCCGCCGAGCGTCCGGGCAACCGCGTCCCGCGCGGCTTTCGCGGTCCCGATGATGCCGGATGCGAAGTCCTCGACCATATGCTGGCCACGGTACTTCACATATCCTCGGCCGGACAAGGGGCCTTCCTTCGCAGGCGAGCCCGGCAAGAAGCGCGTCACGGAGTTGACGATGTTGCGAGCGGTATCTGCGACTACGCCAAGCATCGACCTGATCCCGTTGATGAATCCTTGGATTAGCTCGCGTCCCTTGTTGTATAGCATGCCACCGAGGTTCCCAATGGCGCCGATCACGCGGCCCGGGATGCCCTTGACGAAGCTGATCAGCGAGCCGGTGCCGCCTTCCGCCGCGCGCTTGAGTTCGTTGAAGAACCCTCGCACCTTGTCCACGATTGCTTTGATACCGTTGATGATCGCCACGATCGTGTTGACGGCGGTCCGCACGATAGCAGCAATCGCGTTCCAAGTCGTCGTGAAGATGAGCTTGATCGCGTTGAAGACCGTGGTCACGATCGCCTTGATCGCATTCCACGCAGTCGTAAAGACCGCCTTCTGGAAGTTCAACCAGGCGACGATGAAAGGCTTGAGGAAGTTGACAACAATCTCGATTGCCTTCTTGATGGCGTTGAAGGCGGCTGTGGTAGCCTTCGAGACTCCGCTCCAAATTGCGCCCCAGATCGCCTTCTGCGCGTTCAGCCAACCCTCGATGAACGGTCGCAAGAAGTTGATGACGGCCGTCACGACCATCTTGATTGCGTTCCACCAGTGCTCGAAGAGGAATGCCACGAACCTGAGGATGGGCTCCCATATGGTCCGCATCAAGGTGATCCAGACCGCGAACAGAGCGTCCATGATCGCGAACGCAGTCTTTACCACAGAAACGATGAGGTCGAAGGCTGCCTTCCAGATCGGCGCCACGACGCTGAAGATGGTCTTGAGAACGTTGAACCAGGTCCGCGCGACCGTCAGCCATGCGTTGAAGATGACCTTGATGACCTTCCATGCCGCTTCGAAGAATCCTGAGATAGAGCCCCAGATATTCTTGAAGAATGGCACGAGCGTGTTCATGAACCACGAGGCAACCGCTTGTGCGGCCTTCTTGATCGCGGCCCAAACCGCGAGCACGATGTTGCGGAAGGTCTCGCTGCGCTTCCACAGAAGGATGATCGCGGCCACCAGCAGAATGATGGCCAATACTACCAGGCCGATAGGAGAAGTCAGGAATACCGCGTTGAACAGACGCCAGGCGAGCGCTAGCACCTTGATGGCGACGGTCCACGCGACCGTCACGATCCGCAGGAGCTTCATCGCGACCACGAGCGCCTTCACGGCTCGCACGAACTGCATCACCTTGACGGCTACACCGAGGAACAGAAGAAAGCCGGCCGTCACCATAGCGATGTTGAGAATCAACGACTTCGTGCCATCGTCCATGCTGTTCAGGAAGTTGGCGAACTTCGTCAGTGCCTTCACGATCTTCGTGATGGCCGGCAACAGAAGCGTCCCGAATGCGATGGCGGCGGTCTCCGCTGAGCCCTTCAATTGCTCGATGGCTCCGGCGGTGTTGTCGAGCCGCTTAGCCGCGACCTCTTCCGCCGTTACCTTGCCCATGGCGGTGGCCATCTCTTCGAAGCCCTTGCTGCCGGCCTTCGTGAGCACTGCCGCCGCTCGGATCGCATCCGAGCCAAAGATGGTCTCCAGCGTGAGCTGCTTCTGCTCCGCCGTCATGTTCTTGGTGCGGTCCTGCAAAAGCTGTGAGATGTCGGCCAGAGACTTGATGTTTCCCTTGGCATCGAAGAACTGGTTGGACCCGTCCTTGGTGACTAGCCCCAGTTCCTTGAAGAGCTCAATCTGCTTCTTGGTGGTCGGCGAGAGGTTCGACAGCATCGTCTTGAGCGAGGTGCCGGCATCCGATCCCTTGATGCCGGCCTGGCCCATAAGGGCGATGGCAGTCGCTGTGTCCTCAAAGGACAGTCCTACTAGGTTGGCCACCGCGCCGACTTGCTTCAGAGACTGCCCAAAGTCGCCCACGGAGATAGAGGATGCGTTGGCCGCGCCGGCAATCTGGTCCGCCACCTTGGGGAGATCGCTCGCCGAGAGGCTGAACGCGTTCATCGCGTCCGCCGCTAGCTCCGCCGCCGCCGGTAGCTCGACACCCCCTGCGGCCGCTAGGGCCACCGTAGCATCTGCGGCTCCGCCAAGGATTTGGTCTACTGTCAAGCCTGCCTTCGCAAGCTCCTCCATGGCGTTAGCGGCTTCGCCCGCACCAAAGGATGTATCCGCGCCTAGCTGGAGCGCCTTCTTGCGGAGCCGTTCCAAGTCCTCGGAGCTAGCGCCGGACACGGCACCGATCGCGCTGATCTGCTTCTCGAAGTCGATGGCGACCTTCGCGGCCAAGCCGATGCCTACGGCGATAACCCCACCGGCGACCGCCATCTGGTGGCCGGCCTCATTGAAATTCTGACCGGAGCCCTTGGCAGACTTGCCGGTCTTGTCCATGTCCCGACGCGCTTGGTCAAGTCCCTTGCCGTCATAATCGACTTGGACTTTGCCCTTGGCTGTGCCCAGATTGTAGTCTGCCATAGCGGACCTACCCTCCTGGGCCAGAGAACTCCCCAGCGCCTAGATACTTCTGCATCACCATTCGCCGAGCCATGTCCTTGCCTCGCTTGGACTTCCGCCTAGCTTCCGCCTTGTCCAGTTCCTGTTCAAGATGGATCGCGAACACGCCCACAGCCCGGTCGAGATAGAACGCTGCCGGCTGCTCGTCAATCCCCAGGAGTTGGCTCGGTCGCGTCCGGTACGTCGTTGAGAGCTGATAGAGCGCCCAGAGCTGCTGAGGATTCCGCACGAAAGGCAACCAGGTCGCTGGTACCTCCCACGCACCATTGGAAGATGAACATCTTGTCCTCTTCGTCCACATCTTCTGCCCAGAGAGCGCCGGGATAACTCGCCATCAGCTCTTCAGATGCGGCCTCAGCATCCCACAAGTTGCCGTCCAGCTCCGGCGGCTTCTTGGGACGCGTCAACACCTTCGGCTCGGCCACCACGAAGGCGGTCACCCGGTCGATCATCTCCATGGCCTCAAGGACCTTGGCCGGATCGCGCGCGAGACCCTTGACGGCTTGCGCCATCTTCCGGGGGTCCTTGGAGTCGATCAGCTCCACCTGCACGAGCGCGGTCAGCTGATCGAGGTCGTTGAGAAGATTCGCCTTGATCAGACCCTGCGCACCCGGCCGGCGTGCGAGACATGTGTTCCCGGAAGGCAATGCCAACTCAACGGGGCGCATGCCCACGCCGAGTCCATACTTTGGCTTGGTCTTAGCCGGCATCCTAGTGCTCCTTGGCTAGAAGTGGTCTACGCGGTCAACAACCACGCATGGTATCGAACTGAAAGCCGGTACGGCACCTGAAACTTCAGGCTCGCGTACCAAAGCTCGGTGGTCTCGTTGTAGGAGAGGTACGTAGACACCAGCGGGAAGTCCCCGCTAATGTATCCTTCAAACTCGGCCTCGGCATCCGGATCGGTCGGTAGGCTGACATATCCACCGTGACCCCGGTAATCGGCCAGGTCGAACTCCCCAGAGCCGGCGAAGGCGTAGATGGAATCCTTCGCATCGCCGGTCTGCGACTGGTGGTGCCAAGTCACGGTCACGGGAGTGGTCCCGTGATCTCGACCGTGGAACCCACGCCCGTACCGGCGCTGTAGGTCCACGAGATCATGCCGGCAGGGTTAGAGCGGAAGCGAGCCGCGTCCACCGTGACCTGCCGGACCTGGGCGTTGGTGACCACCACGGTAACGTCTGGATCGAACGTCTCTGCGTTCGGCGGAGCTACGGATGTGGGGTCGTCCAACTTGATCGTGAAGGCCACTCCCGTCGGGTTGTTGAACCGCAACAGATACTTGGCCGCGAACTGCGCCGCGAACTGATCCGGTCCAGCACTGAGCGCGTTCGTGGTCGGCACGGCAACCGGCTTGAGCGTCGGCAGCGTGAAGTTGGTAAGGGTTGCCACGACGCCTCCTTACGGGAGTGGGGTTTCGGTCTCGTTCTGGACCCACTGCCAGACGCGGTTGAGGGTCGTCGCTTCGTTGGACTTGTAGCCCTTGCCGGAGGCGCCGGTGAGGAAGAACTGGCCATCGGCCATCTCACCCTCCAGGTTGTCGGTCGCCTTCGCTCGGTAGATGACGCACCAGAAGTCGCCACCGCTGTCCGAGATTGAGCGACCCATGATCTTGAAGTACGGGCGCTGGCTCTGCGCGTAGGTCGTGCCGACGTACTTCGTGATGGTCTTGATCTGGTTCGGCGTAACACCCGTGGTTTGCACCACACCGCCGTACATGACCGCGACCGCCTCGAAGGAAACGCCTCCACCCTCCAGCTCCCATTCGACCTCGGCGCCGGCACCATGGGATGCCTGGAGCGCGTCATCGCCGCGTAGGTCTTCGAACTCCTCGACCTCCGCGAAGCTCAGAGTACGCGAGTTGGGAAGCTTGACCGCACTGCCGAGCGTCGTTGCCGCCGCATCCGTGTACGGCGTGAGACGTACCTCACGAAGACCGAATGGCAACGGGATTGTGTCGAGCGGCATCTGTCCCTCCCTTCAGGACACTCTCTGGTCCCGGCTCGCGGAACCTCTTGGTTTCCAACAACTTCCCAGTCTCCGGGTTGAAGCGGTGGATGACAACGACGCCCGGTGCGGCGCCACAGAACTTCGACGGGCACTTGACCTCCAGCCAACCATCCTCGGTTAGCTCGCCGAACTTCTTGGCCTCGCAACGGATTTCCATGTCAGACCGTCACGACCTCGAAGCGTCCATCACCGAGGATGTACAGGTTGAACTGGTCCTCGGTGAGGAAGTCCAGATCCGAGCGCGGCACCATGAAGTCGTTTCCCTTGTACCAGTGCACGGTCTTGCCGTCTTCGACACCGAGCTTGGACCAGTTCTGCTCGGTGAGGGTTCGGATCTCGAAGTGCTGCGCGTCCTTCCATCGCACCATCTCCGTGCCCTCGCGCTCCTTGTCGACCTCGGCCTGCTCCTCTTCGGACAGTCGCCGGACCTCCGGCGGCTCCGGCTGCGCGGTTGCCGCGTCGGCAGTCGTGCCGTGAACCGCCTCGACCTCCGGCACGCTGTCCCCGGCTACGTTCGCCGGTAGCGGAGGCGCCTGCTGCGCCGAGCCGCCTTCGGCCGCACCAGCCTTCTGCTTGCCCGTCATCATCCCCTCCTCAGTTGCCACTCGCGATGATCGTGTACGCCCAATTGCGCGTCACGGCTTCATAACCCGGATCGTACAGGTCTTCGGACTGCCCATTGTCCACAACTTCCGTGATCCAGCCGCCGTTAACGTTGACCGCCTTCAACGGGTACAGGATCGCGTGCGTCCTGAGTAGAGCGTCGATGATCGCGCTGTAGTCCGATTCCTTGTCATACGCCCACACCGTGAGAAGCTGCCGACGTACGTCACTGTCCCGCCCCAGACGCGGCTCGGTAGTCCCCCAACGGAGTACCATGAACCGGCGCTGCGTCCCGCGCGGCGAGTCCGGCGCCTGAGCCGGGTAGAGCGTGTTTTCGTTGAACCCCAACGCATTCAGCTGAATGTCATCCTTCAGGAGGTCGAAGACGAACTCACGGAGGCTCATCGGTTCGCTCCATCCTGAAGCCGAGCGAAGAGCTTGTTGAGCGTCCCCATGACTTTTGGTCCGGCCGTGATGAGCGTTGGGATCACGATCGCATACTTGCCGGCCCAACGGACCTCAAGCCATATGCCGTAGGAGACCGAGTGGAACAGGTCAATCCAATGCGACACGAACGGCTCGTGGCCGGCTACCGCGCGGAGGCCGAGCCGAGCGTTGCCGGTCCGGTCGGTCCAAGTAGCTCCCACCTTCATGGTTGCCTCGATGCGGGAGTCCCAATACTCCATCACGCCGGCCACGCCTCGGTCGAGCTGCTTGTCCAAGTTCAACGTTCCCTTTAGGAGCGGTGTCATGTCTAGCTCAAGGTTGATGTTCGCCCCGTCACGCTTCGCCATAGCGCACCACCTGAGCGCGGATCTCATATCCGTTATCGGGCAACAGATTCCCGACCTCGAATACGATCCCATCGATGTCAACCCAAGTGTCGTGGAGGCCGATGGTCGCGGTGTACTCGCCCAACAGTTGGTATTCTGCCTTCCGCTGCTTGCCATCCAACGTCAGCACCGTGCCCGGCTCCGAGCCGAATGTGCGGGTCTGATCGATGAGACGGAAGGTCTGCGCCTCGCGCGGCGGACCTTCGACGTACCGCGTCCCGGTGCCGCTCTTCACGGGCGTACGCGGTACCAAGGCAATCGACGTTGGGTTAGCCGCGATGAACGCCGTAGTGTTGATCCGGTGCATCTTCAGCTCACCCGCTTCCATCGCTACCTCACAAGCTTTCGAATTCTGGTTGCCCTAGGGGCATCCGGCTCCACACCGCCGGGTACCTGCGAGCCAAAATGAGCCGCCATCGACAGAGCCTGCTCGTACAAGTCGCCCATCTTCCGCGAAGAGCCGCCTTCGCTGATGTCTACTAGGGACGCTGCGCTCGCAGCCTTCTCGGTCCACACATCGTAGGCCACAAGGTTCAGTTCGCTTTGCGCCGCATCGATCCGCGCTCCGAGCGCGACATCTGTGTACGGTGGCAAATCCTCAGACTCCGCGATCAGAAGGCGAAGCTGAGCGATCTCTGCCGGTGTCGCCACAACCTACCCCCTTGGTAGGCCGGCGACCGGTCTGGGCATACCGGCCGCCGGCTCCTCCACCCGGTGAAGTCCTATTCGGACCGCGTGGCGTCGTCCACCTGGAGCGCGGTCGCGTAGTCCGCCACCTTCACAGCTCCGTTGGCGCCTGTGCCGACCACCACGATGCCTGCGCCAAACTTCTCGTTGCGCGCGGCCACCTCGGCCTCCAGCTCCTTCTTGGGCCACTTGTTGTAGTCGTCCGGCAGTTCGGCGCCGGAGTCGGCGCCTCCGTCGTCCGGCTCGCTGTCCTCGGCGTCCGCCGGGAACTGCGCGTCCAGGTAGGCCACGCGCGAGTCGTCGCCTCGCATCAGCATGTAGGCACGGTCCTCATCGGACAGAGGCCGGTCCATCGGAATCTGGCGTGTCATCTCAGATCACCCCTCACGCCCACGCGAAGGCAGCCGGCACCGAGTAGGCCACGGCGTTCTGCATGATCGCAGCCGCGCCACGCGGACCCACGCCGGTGCCGAGGCCACGGATGTAGTAGGAGTCGATGAGCGGGTACGCCTGGGTATTGCCCGGACGCAGGACCAGGCCGCGCAGACCGGGCAGACCGTGCTCCCGGATACCCACGACGTTGGTCTGAGTGGACGTTCCGCGCGTGGCGACCGCGATGAAGTACCCGGCCGGAATCTGGCCGTGCGTCACGATCAGGTACGGTCCCCACGACCCCAGGACGTTGAGGCCGGCGAAAGTGTTGGCCGGCAGACCACCCACGAGCGTGAAGCCCGGTGGCAGCTGCACGACCAAGTTCTGGCCAGCGCTCGGGATGAAGTCGTAGATGGAGTTCACGCCGCCGAACGACACGCCGCGCGCGAAGTTGGCGATCGTGGCCTGGGCATCGGCGAGGTTCATCACCATGAGGATGTTGTAGCCGGCGCCACGGTCGTAACCGTGGTGCTCGACGTGCCCGCCCGCCGTCATGAAGTCGCCGGGGTCGAAGATGTGGGCCTGAGCCGATCCGGTCGAGAGGTAGTGCGTGTGAGTCAGACCGTTGAAGTCCACACCCTGGTACGGCGGGATGAACGAGCCATCCGCGTTGTAGAGCGCCGTCACCATGTAGTTGAATCCGTCGATGATCGTCTGGCGGTTCACGTTATTGAACAACGCCCGCATGACGTTCTTGAACTGGAGGTTGTTGTCAGCCTCCATCACCATCGAGAGGATCGCGTCCAGCTGCGCCTGGGTCGCACCCTGGGTGTTGGTCGGCCCACCCGCCAGGAACTGGAAGGTGTAGGCCGCACGCGTGTCGAACCACTTGAAGGGGTAGGCACGCGACGTCGGCGCCGGAGCCGGCCGGATGCCGGTCGGGATGCCGAACTCGGTTGCCTCTTCGAACTCCTCCTGGCCCGGCTGCACGACCTCTTCGATGATCTGGTTCGTGGTGAAGGACAACAGGTCGATGAGCGGCTGCCGCTGAGCGTTGAAGAGCGCCAGCATCTCCTGGTACTGCTGCCAGATGGCGTTGAGATCCTGACCGTCCCGAGTACGGGTGAGGATGTCGCCGGAAGCGTTGTAGCCCTTAGCCATTGTGAAGTCTCACCCCTCTCTCAGGTCGTCGCCGGGTTGCAGCGAACCACGAGCCGCGTGGCGCGGGTGACGGTGATACCGACCGGAACACCTGCGGTGGCATCGTCGTCCACCACACCGGAAGCGTGCGCGAACACCGGGAGGCCGAGCACGAAGGCCAAACCACCGGTCTCCGTCGCCTCCTCGATTTCACCAGCCGTCATGACGTCGATCGGCTCACCGGCGGCCATGGGCCGGACGGGGCAGATCAGTCCGCTGATTGCGGTCTGGGCCGGGCCGCCGATCACGGCTCGGCCAGTCGCATCGATCGAAACCGCGCGGACGATGCCGACGTCGGCGATGGAGAGCGCTGCCGCGAGAGGGGCACGGAAGCCACCGACGTGACCGTTGTACTTGTCGAAGCGGGCCATCTTTCCTCCTTCCTCAGTCCAGCGGTCCGTACGCCTCGACCGTAATGGTGGTCACGGCGGAGAACGTGAGGGCCACATCGGCCGTTGGGGTCTTGCCGAAAGCCGGCCGCTTGAACACGAAGCTACGCGCGGTCGCGTTCACCACGGAGACGTTCGTGTACTCGACCGCACCGGCGCCGGACGCCGGGTCATCGATGCTGACCGTGATGGGCGCACCCGCACCGTTGATGACCCGCACCAGGTAAGTCTTGCCCGGCTGCATGGGGATCAAGTGGCTGGCGGCATCGGCTCCCACCGGTGTCGCGAGTGCGCCGGTTGGCGTACGCGGATCCAGTGGAGTCTGAACGACTGCCATTCCCTTCCCTCCTTCACAGACTGCTAGGTGCCGATACCGCGCGTCCGCAAGGCAGGGATACGGGCAGCAAACTTCTTGGCGTCGGTCTTCGTGTCGGCCTGACGACCGCCACCTGCCGGCGCTCCGGTGCTGCCCCTTCCGGCCCCGTTGCTGTCTCCCCCAGAGCCGTCATCGTCGCCGGAGGTGTCTTCCTCCAACAGATACGGCTCGGCCTTCGCGAGCGCATCGAGAGCGGCCGTGAGGTTCCTCACGGTGCCATCGTCGTCCACTTCGACCTTGGAGAGATCAGCGAGCTTCAGAGCGGTCTTGGGGTTCTTCCACTTGTACTTGTTGTCGGTCACGAAGGCGTTCTCCAGGCGAGTCTGCTTCAAGTCGGCCAGCGCTGCGTCGCGCACCTTCTCCGCCTCGGCCAGATCTCTGGTCGCCTTCTCCAGCGCCGGCAAGTCCTTGTCGCGGATCTGCTTGAGGTCCGCCTCGGCCTTGGCGCGGTTCTGGTCTGCCGCTTGGAGTCGAGCCCTGAGCGCGTCGTACTCCGCCTGCGTTACCGTTGCGGGCGGAGGATTCTGCTGTCCGGCATCCGGAGCGCCACTCTGTGCGCCCGCACCACCGGCTCCAGGATCGCCTCCTGTACCCGTCCCATCACCCGTGCCGCCGCTCTGTGCGTTCGGGTCGCCGCTCTGTGCATTCGGGTCAGGGTTGGTCATTTCCGTGTCTCCGATCTTAGCCCATGTTAGCGCGAAGTCTAGCGCGCCACCCTGTCTAGGTAGTCGTTGTACTTACCTGCCACTAGATTCCCCAGAAATTCATCTTCATCCGGTGGTTCTGGTGTTACGTAACAAAAGCAATGCGGGTGTGGCTTACGTGGTACGTCCTGGGGAAGGTACACACCGTCGCCATCACGTCCGCCGTGCGCGTACTGGTCGCAGACGTCCGCCTTTGGGTGGGACCTCGATAGGCGCCACTTCATCGCATCAATCCACGGCTTGTCCATGCCGTTCGTGACCGTGATGGCGTGGAACGCATTGTTGATCTCCGAGCGAGCGAGCCGGAGCGCCGCATACCGCGTCCCACCGGGCACATCCGGATTGAACCATGGCCGAGCCTCCGCCGCGAACTCCCGCGCCGTGAGACCTCGCAGCAAGGCCGAATCGATCATCCGGCTGAGCCGGCCGTCGAGCCAGACCCGTGTGGTGTAGATCCGTTCGCTCAACGGGAGCGCGCTCGCTCCCATCCGGGCCATAGCCAGCTCGATGGTCTGGTTGAGGCCGCGCGTTAGCGCCTCGCGAAGTGCCCTAGCTTGGCCCGTACGCCCCGCAGCCTCCAGTAGGGCGGTATCGATTGCGCTCCCAAGCCGAACTGCCCTAGCGGCAGCTTCGAGCCGCCGAGCGCGGATCACATCGCCGAGCCGGTCGAAGATGGCCGCCTGCTCGCGGAGTAGGTTGCGCTTCACGGTCAACAGTTGTTCCTCACGGACCATGTTGCCGATCCCGCGAGGCTGCGCCGCGATCCGAGCTAGCATCCTGTTGATGTCTCGTGAAGCTTGTTGTAGAACTTTCAACACATCGCGGTCAGCTAGGCGCTGAACTCTCGCGTAGGCCACAGACCAATCCGTGGGTTTAGGGATAGCCATGGGTTAGGCGCCTCCCGGTTCGCCTCCTGCCGGGCCGCCTCCGGCCTCGGTGTCGAGCCGCGCGCTGACCGCATCCAGCATCTGCTGCTGCTCGGCCACGATCTCCGCCAGCATGGTCGTCGGGATGTCATAGCCCAACCGCTCGCGGATCAACTTCTGTGCGAACTGAATCGATATCACCTTAGCCGTCAACATGTCCGTGATCTCCTTGAGGACGGCCACGCGGTCGAGCGGCAACGGATCGCCGAATGTCACCGCGAGCGAGAGCCCCATCGGATTGACCGACTCGAAGGCTACCGCCCACTTGTTCACCCAGTCGTACAGGAACTGCTCCAGCTTTCCCTTGAGCTCAAGCTCCTTCTCTTCGTTCTTGGCAAGCACCGGGCTCATCTGGATCGCGAGCGCAATACCAGACTGTGCGACTTCCACGTCTACGCTACCGATGGCGACCTCGGAGGTAGCCGTGGTCCGATACGCTTGCCCCTCAAGGAATTTCGTGTGATCCAGCAACGGCTGAATCGAGTCGATGCCCTTGACGCGTTCAAACTTGTCCTCGACACCCTCCAGCTCGATGATCGAAGCCGGCGCGATCAACCAATCGACCTCGACTCCTTGGTCATCCTTCGGGCGACCGGAAGTTGTGACGTAGACGCCAATACCGGTGAGCGCGATCGACGCATCCTCATCGGTAGCCGTCTGGTTGATGCCGACCAACAGGGTCTCGATGCCCTGTACCTCGCTCACGCCGAACGGCTCGGAGCCGGACCGGTTGTTGCGGAAGTGGTAGACCGGTAGCGAGTCGATCACCGGCGGCAACTCGTATCCTGCGATCAGCGGGCTGTCGGCGAACCGCGCCGGCACATCGGCCTCTTCCAGGTCCCCATCGGACAGAGGGAAGCGGTCATCCCACTTATCAATCTCGAAGAACCGCAGCTGGGTCCAGATCCGTCCAGTCTCTAGGCGCCGGTACTCCTGCCGCTGCGTGATCGCCTCGCCTTCGTCGTCATCCACGATAGTCACGAGGTACACGCCATCGAGCCGCGTCGGATCGACCGGGTTAGGGATCGTGAAGTATGTGGACGGGTCAAGCTCTTCCACGCGGAGCTTGGTCCCGTCCGCCTTCGTGTCATCCGCCAAAAGATGCAGGATCGCGTCGCCTCGGATCAAGTTCCATCGCTTGAGGCTAACGAACTTGGTGTGGAACTCTTCCCGCGCCGCGAAGTCGTTCCACAGCTTCATGACCTGTGCCATGGTCGCTTCATCAACCTGGAGCGTCGTGCCATCCGGGTTGGTCACGAGCGGCTGCGGCGTGATCGTGATGTCCTTTGCGAGATACCGGTTGGTGGCCTCGATGATGGTACGTACGGATGGCACGAGCCGCCGGGAGAGCGTGTCGTCATCCTCACGCATCACCTTGACGTACGCGTCCGGCACGTTCCGGAAGATGTCCCAGTACGTCCAGTATGCAGCGACCCGCTGCTTGTCCATCTCATTCGTGATGTGATTCGGCTGCGGCCGTCCCAGCTCCAGCGCAGTCGAGTAAGGACTCACAGGTGCCATCTCATCTCCTTGTCCTAGCTCGCGTTTGCCTAGCGGAGCCGCGATCACTCCATGGTCGGCCGAACAGACCGCTGTAGAAGCGGCCTAGCGCCTCCGGCGTATGGTTGTCTTTGTCCAGTGGGGCCTCCCGAGCACTCCGCCCGCGCTCGGCGGCTTGCTCGGCCGTTTCTGGGTATCGGTACGCGCCGAACTCGCGGATTGTGTTGACGCAACGTCTATGGATCGTAAGGCCGGGCATTCCTGTGGCCGGGTTCAACTTTAGACCACGGCGGATCCACTCGATGCGATCCTCTAACGGGATGCTTCCCTTGCCGTGGGTTCGCAGCTTGAGTCGCTGGGCAAGCTCCTTGGTCCGGTCAGGCTCGGCTGGGTCGGGGTAGACCATCCGAACCGTTCGCGGCGCAAGACCGCGAGCAGCAATATCAGCTGCTGCCTCCTCTGTCGTCTTGTGCGTATCATAGTATTCGTCCAGGACATGCACGCGCTCTCTATGTGGGTCTACCTGAATTAGCAACCAAACGAACGGGTTGTTGAACCCGTAGTCTACACAGGCGTAGGTCGCCCACGCCGGATTGAACTCCTCATCGGTAACGTGGAACTCCTCATCAAAGTCCTTGAAGACCCGACCCACGTACTCCGTGAAGAGCGCCGCGACCTCTTGGTTGAACAGCTCCTGGCTCATGTCCAGGAACATCGCCCAGATCTCAGCGTTGATGACGATGCCGTGCCGGTTATACCCAAGGCCGTGGATCGACTTAGTTGGGTCAAAGCGCACAGCGTTATTGCCCCGGATTGCCTTGTATAGCCTCAGAAGCGCGTCAAGCTGGTGCCTGCGCCGCATCTCGATAGCCTTGCCGAGGAACGCCTCATCGACTCCGCCCGGGTACACATGCGGGTTACACCACGATGGGGCGCGCCAAGACCTCCAGTCCGTCCTAAAAGGATCCAACCCCAACATGTAGAGGTCATAGAACCAGTTCTTGCCTTCCGGGGTCGAGTTGAACATCGACCAACCGTTGAAGTCGGCGAGGGTAGGCCGGATGTACTTGTACCAGACGCTCGGCTTCATCTTCGCGGCCTCGGCCATGATCACGCCCGACAGACCTTCGCCAACCAGCGTCCCTGGGTACTTCGCCGACTTAGCGTGTATGATGAAGCGCCGACCGAACATGGAGATGACCATCTCGCCGGACTCGGGGTTGTTATAGCTACCGGGATGGTCGAACTCGAAGCCGAGCCGCTCCAGCTGACTCCAGGTAGTCCTGAACTCCTTCTCGGAGTCGCTGTATTCCGGCCCAACGATCCAGTACTCACGCCTCTGTCCGAGGCGGATCAACTCATCTAGCTCATACCAGGTCCGAAACGCCTCCGGTACAAGCCTTCTACCGCCGGTCTGGGACTTGCCGGCTCGCCGACCGAGCGCGACCACCTTGTTTCTGGTGCCGTCCAACAGGATCTCGCGCTGCACTTTATGCGGCTCCCATCCCGACTGCTCCCAGAGTGATTCGTTGAGCTCATCTGGGATCGGTGGGGTGAGAAGGATCGGCATGATGCTAGCCTATCGTGCGGAGCCGGCTAGGCCATGCCGGCAACCAGGCCGCTCGTGGCGGAGCCGGTGCCGGCACGGGGGCCGCGCGTCGCCGGAGCTAGCGCGATCGGCAGGACCTACGAACCGGTGAGAAGTACCTTGCCGGTAGCGATCGGGACCGGCTCACCCGCTGCATCCACGATCTCAAGGAGATATGTGGCCTCTTCCCAGGCGTAGTCGCCGGTTTCCACGCCCGGCACCACGATACTGACCTTCCCTGCCGGCGCGGCGATGAACAGCCGGCTGTTCTCGGTCGTGTACGTGGCGCGGATCGGCGGCGGCTCTTCCTCGCTCACCTCGGTGATGTCCATGCGAGCCGTGTAGCCGCTGAGGTCCTTGGGCCCGCCATTCTCGTACAAGATGATCGGCTGCTCGAAACGGCGACCGGGCCGCATCACCAGGTCCAGCTCTCTGACCGTGACCGTCATGACAAATCCTCCGGTAGGCGCTCGGTCTCCGGAGCCGGGACCGAGTAGCCAACGGTACTCCGGCGCGCAAAGTTCGATGTCCACTCGAAAAGCCGCTTGGCAGTGGCTTCAACAACTTCGAGGTCCGCATCGCTGTCCACGATCACGGTATGCCCGGCGACCGTCAGGTCAATCTTGTGGCGATGCTGTGCCGGCTCTTCGTCGTGCTCGGCCATCAACTCTCCTCATCGGACGGTCCGCCGGCCTGCTTCTCGAACACCTTCTTGAGAACATCGAGGTAACCGGGGTCCTTGATATCGACCTCCATGCCCCCGCGCACGCCCACGCGGTCCATGGCGGAGTTGATCGCTGAGATACGGTCCTTCGGCGCGTTGTCCTCGTTGAGAGCTATGGACACGAGCGCGCCGGTCATGGCGTCGAGCGAGGATGCCAATCGTTCCACAGCTTTCACCTTGACGCGCTTCACACCGCCGCCATGCTTCAAGCAAACCTTCATGCCCTTCATAGGCCAGTTGTAGCAAGGCCGCTTGAGCCGATTGTTCTTCGCATCCACGATGTAGTCGCCGTCAGGGTCACGGACGTACGCATGTCCGACGCAACGCTTACCGGGTGGCGGAAGCTTCCAAGGTGAATCGTCTTCGTCATCATCTCCGGTCCAACGGAGCTTCGCCGCGAACGGGAGGTCATCCAAGCCAGGCTCGATAACCTCCAGCTGTTCATTCTCTTCCATCCACTGGATCCAGCGGTCATCCTTCTCAGTATTTCCAACACCTCTAGTGCTACTCCGCGCCATCGCCCAGACTCCTTCCTGACTCGGATGAGCGAGCCGGAGCCCACGGGGGTGAGGGCTCCGGCTCTGGCCACGCGCGCATGTAGCTCGGTGTGCTCGGCCTCGTGGACTTGCATCGAGACTACCGGAAGGCCGAGCCGCCGGGGTCATCCGCCGTGTCGGCCACGTCCGCCTTCAGGTCCACCGTGCCGTGATGGCTCGTGTTCGCCGAGGCGGAGTACAACTCGCCGGACTCAGCCATGGCCTTCGCGGCGGAGCGGAGCTTGTCCAGCATCTGGTCCTCGGCCTCGGCCGTGTCGGCGTGCGCGCTCATCGATACCTGCAGGGTCATGGGGTCTCCTCCCAAGGTGGTGATTTCGGGGGAGAGCTTACTCGGCGCGGGTACGCCCGGCTCACCAGACATGAACAGCTGGCTAGTACACAGATCCAGCATCTCCTTGGCGGCGCGCGTGTCCTCGTACCGCCCAGAGCGGTCTACTAAGGACTGAGCAAACCTATGCATCTCCCGCCAAGCCGCGATCCATCCCAGTCTCTTCGCTGCTTCCTGGTACTGTTCCATCTGGCTTGCCATTGAGCTTGGCCTCCCGCTTCAGCTGGTTGAAGATCCTCAGGAATTCTTCCGGGTAGAGCTTGGCTAGCTCGCGGAGCGCCTTATGCCGCAAGCGCTCGATGGCTCTCTGGCGATCCTGCGAGTCGGCATTGCGGGACCGCCAGTTGCGCATGTACTCGGCTGAGGGCATCTAGTTCACGCGTTCCAGAACACACTTGAACTTCGACGGCAGCTCTCCGGTCGCACTCACCGCCTTGTCCTTCGCGGTCGCACCGGCGGCCAAGTTGTTCACGACACCGTGCGCCTCGCCGAGCCGGGTACCGGCCGCGTCCGTGACGCCAAACTGGATCCAGTAACTCTCCGTCCGGTCGCTGGCATTCACGACCGTGAAGCCGACCTCGGCCATCCCCAGCGCGTCGGCGCGGCAGGCCGTGATCTTCACGTGTTCCTTGAGGCCGGTCGATCCGTTCTGGATCTGGTCGTCCACGGCCTTCGCGCCGAGGCCGAGCGCCGCGACCGCGACACCTCCGCAGACCAACATGAGCGCGACGAATCCGCCGAGGAGCCAGGGCCACATCTTGCGCTTCTTGGGCGGCTGCGGCGGTCCACTCGGGTAACCACCGTGCGTCTGTTGCGGGTACATATCATCTCCTTGATTGAGTTTCAAAGGCAAGGAGACCTTACCCGACGGTAAACACCTGGCGCTATATGTGGGCCTCCGGCCGCTTCCTGGGGAAGGCACGGCCGGAGGCTGGCTAGACGTAGTAGTTGGTAGGCCACATTACTCTCGTGGTCGCATAGCTACCTCCCAACCTACCGCTGATAGCAGCACAGTACTCGAAGCGTAGGCGAGCCGGCTAGGGTGGCGCTACGGGCGTGTTCGGTCAGGGGTCCAGGCCCGTATGTCCCTCCACGCCTCGCGCGCCGGTACGACCACAGGAGTGCCGTCGTACGCGGTGCCGAGCCGGGTACCCGACCGGTCCGGCGCGAAGCCACCCGGGCAGTTTGTACACGTGTCCAGCTGTGTTCGGCCGTGGTCGCAACGTCCCGCGCTAAAAGCGATGGCACGCCACTTCTCCTCATCACGCGCGTCTCGGTCACCACTGAATTTCGCAACGACGTGCGCGTGGGTCGCATCCGAGACGCGGCCAGGTTCCGGCGCGGGAGGCAAGTCCTCCTCGATCATGAGGACTGGGTAGGGGTCCTTGCGACAGTCCTCTAGGGACCGACCGCAAAGGACCAGCTTCCAAGGCACGGTGTCGTACCGGAAGCTGGTCCTCTCGTACTGCGTGTTAGCCATAGCTAGAAGACTACATCGATCCAACCGATGGCGCGCTCCGCGTACCCGAGCGCGATCAGGAAGATGCCC